GCGACGTGCGTCGAGGAGTTCGGCCCGCGCGGCTACTGAGATCAAGATCAGCCGGCCTGGCAGGCATCGGGGTTCGAGTCCCCGACCGGCACGACGACGGACGTACCGTCGACAGAGAGGGAGTCATGAACTTCGAGACCATCGGTGAGACGACCGTGATCGGATCGACCACCGAGGAGTACCCGGCGCCGACGGTCGACAACGTCCGGCGCCGGAGCGGCATTGCCGGGCAGTTCTCGGTCATCGGTGACGTCACCTACCCGGGCGAGCCGACCCGCGTGGTCGAGTTCGTCGGGTCGGTCTACGGCGGGCCGGTCGTCGGGATCTTCGACGGCGGCCCGCAGACGTTCATCAGTGCGCCCGACCGCTTCGGTGACTTCGCGACCGAACCGGTCGACTGGTTCCGTCGATTCCACGCCTGATCAAGATCAGCCGGCCTTGGCAGACATCGGGGTTCGAGTCCCCGACCGGCACGACGACGGACCTACCGTCGACAGAGAGGATCATCATGGACCCCCAGGCTGTCATCGCCGCGCTGCTGGCCACCGCCGCCGAGCTGGACGGCCAGACCGCGGACGTCGACACCCAGGACGAGACCCGCGAGAAGCTGGACGACCTGATCGGGTGGCTGGACCGTGGAGGGTTCGCGCCGACCGTGCTCTCCGGCGTCCCCTCGGCCGACTCCGATCACGTGCTGATGGCTCGGGTCATGCTGGCCGACATGCTGGCCAACTACACGGACAACGGCGCGGAGACGCACCTCCTGTTCACCGAGGCTGCCAGCCGGTTCGGTGAGGCTGCGACGGAGAACACCGCGGAGTACTTCACCGTTCACCACTACTCCGGCGCCGAGATCGCCCAGACCGCGATCTGCCACTACCCGCGGCTGCGAGAGATCATGGACGGCAAGCACGCGCTCTGAGCAAGATCAGCCGGCCTGGCAGACATCGGGGTTCGAGTCCCCGACCGGCACGACGACGGACGTACCGTCGACAGAGAGGACATCATGAGCACCTACGTCGGTCTGTGGCACGGCGGGTCGAGCTACTCCCTCCCGGAGTGGAACGACGCCGAGACGTTCCCGAGCATCAAGGCCGCGGGCGAGGCACTGAGCGAGCGTTACGACTCCGGGCGGCACGTCCGCTTCGACTACATCACCCGCGGCACCGAGCACACCGACACGCCGGTGGTTGAGATCGGGTCCACCCTGACCCTCTACGTCTGGGGCCGGAACGACAGCCTGGCCGACCTCCGGCGGGTGATCGAGACCGAGGGCGCCGCGATGGCTGACGCAATCCTCGAGATCGGCCCGCGGGGTGGCGTCCGTCGGGCATAACGTGTAGGGTGACAGGCAGGCACCGAGGTTCGAGCCCTCGGCACCCACGACGGCGCACCGTGCGCCGACAGAGAGGACACCATGACCACCGGCCTCAACTCCCGCACCCCCGTCGTCGTCACCCACGACGGCGTCGACGTCTCTCCCGTCCTGCCGAACGGCGACGTCGCATTCGGGTGGCTGCTCCGTCACCAACCGTTCTCCACCGACTACGCGGTCAAGTGGGGCGGCTACGCCGTCCGCACCCTGGACGTCGAGCCGTGGGACGACGCGACCGCCGGCCAGCACGCCCGGAGCGCGCGCGGCGTCTTCGTCCACCAGCACACCGACGACGACTGGTTCGACGCCGAGACGGAGCAGATCGTCCGGGAGAACTGCAGTGCGTGCGTGCTCCGCGGGTACGGCGAGACCCGGGAGGGCGGCACCCTGCAGCCCAACCACGCCAGTTGGGCGCGTCTCTACGTCGAGAACCGGCGCCCGATCCCGGAGCGCTACCGGGCGGGCTTCGTCGCCGAGATGAACAGCGACAACACTGCCTACGCCGAGGCGCTCGCCCGCTCCGTGGCGTACTTCGGGGTCCGCTTCACGGACTGAGCACGACAGGGTGACTGGCAGGCACCGAGGTTCGAGCCCTCGGCACCCACGACGGCGCACCGTGCGCCGACAGAGAGAGGACACCCGAAATGGCACGCCTGTCCCGTGAGCAGCAGCAGCGGTTGGCCAGCAGCGTGATCGACACACTGGGCAACCTGGCCGAGCAGATCGCCGACGGTGAGATGTGGTGGCAGGACGAGAGCGCCGCGCCGGCCGCGGACCTGATCGCTCAGCTGGCCGTCTGGGCGCGCCGCATCCCGGGTGACGCCTGGGACACGCGCCTGGGTGACCCCGACCCGAACCGCCCGCTCTCCTGATCGACCAGGGTGACAGGCAGGCACCGAGGTTCGAGCCCTCGGCACCCACGACGACGCACCGTGCGTCGACAGAGAGGACACCATGACCACCGAGATCACCGCCCGGCTGGACGCGATCCGCACCGCGCTCCGCGCGCAGTCGATCAGCTACGGCGAGCTGACCGAGCTGCAGAACCTGGCCGGACACATCGCCCCGGGTGACGTCGAGCTGCTGGAGCCCGCCGGCGTGCCCGAGCACGGCGCCATGACCCGCCCCGCCGTCATCGACGCCACGGAGACCGAGGTCGCCATCCTGCAGAGCTTCGTGACCGCCGCGCTCTGGGCCGACGCGCACGACGAGAACGGCGAGGACGTCGACACCAGCGCGTTCACCGCCGACGACGTCACCGCCGACTTCGAGACCTGGGCCAAGGTCCGCGCGATGATCCGCGCGTTCCTCACCGAGTTGGAGCCGGTCCCGCACGTCACCGGCCAGGGTGTGCAGGCCGACGCGCGCCGCATCGTGCACGAGGACCCCCAGCAAGCCGGTCACGACCTGTGGCTGACCATGCGGCACCACGGGACCGGGTTCTGGGACCGCGGCTACAAGGTGGCCACCGGCAAGCTGCTGACCGAGCTGGCCGACCGGCTGGGCACCGAGGACGCGAGCGTCTACGTCGACGTCGACCAGAACGGGGCGCGCGTGCCGCGTCTCGACTACCCTGCTTGATCGTGATCGACACCGAGGCGGTCAGGGAGCGCTACGCGGCCGGCGAGCCGTTGCGCGCCATCGCGGATGACCTGGGGGTCGCGGTCAACACGGTCCGCGCCCGTCTCCCCGAGAGGCGGGCGCCGGGCCGGCCGCGCACCACGGACGTGGCCGCGGTCGTGCGGCTGCGCGACGAGGAGGGGTTGAGCTTCGCCGAGATCGGCGAACGGCTGGGTGTCGACCCGCGGACGGCGGGAAGGCGCTACGCAGCAGCCAAGGGGTGACAGGCAGGCACCGAGGTTCGAGCCCTCGGCACCCACGACGGCGCACCGTGCGCCGACAGAGAGGACACCATGCCCAAGAACCTGCCGCCCATCGTCAGCGACGCCGCCGGCCAGCCGGAGATGCTCCGGTTCCGTACGACGACCGGGCACGTCGCCGGCTACGTCGACGTCGACTTCGAGACGAACGGCGGTGACGACTGGCTCATCGTCTGGTCGACGCCGTCGGGCGGGGAGAACCCCAACGACGCGCACTGGGTGAGGGTCGACAGCATCCACGTCGTGTCGTGGGACGACCCGTCGCTCTCCTGAGCGGCTAGGGTGACAGGCAGGCACCGAGGTTCGAGCCCTCGGCACCCACGACGGCGCACCGTGCGCCGACAGAGAGGACATCATGGGTATCAGCTGGATCGGCATGGACGCGCGTTACACCTCCACCGAGGTGCTGGGCGAGGGCGAGACAGCCGGGGACGACCTGATCAGCACCGGCAGCGTCGGTCTGGTCTTCGGTGGCGACGACGCCGTCGTCATCGAGGGCACGCCGCGGCAGGTGCGCAAGCTGCTCACCGCGGCGCTGGCCAAGCTGGACGCCGCGCACCCGGGGTTGGTGCCGACCGAGCCGGCCCTGCCCGAGCTGCCCGAGCCGGTCGCGGACGACGACGAGGAGGCGGCGACCTGCCCCTACGTCTACACCGAGGCCGACGCCCAGGCGGTGCGCAAGAGGAACGCCGACTACGTCGCCCAGATGCGGGAGATGCACGGCGACGACGCCAACATCTACGAGGAGACCGTGCCGGTGCCGGGCGAGGTGTGCGGCGGCGACCTGATGCTCTGGGACAAGGAGCCGGTGGTGCGCTACCTCTACACCCGCGACGGCGAGTGGATCGCCGGCCCGTCCAAGGGTGGCGACGACGGTGGCGGCGACGAAGAGGTCAACTGCTCGAAGATGCACTACTGGGCGGTCCCCGAGATCGACGAGTGGCAGTAGGCACGATCGCCCGAGCGGCATACACCGGGGTTCGAGTCCCCGGCGGGCACGACGGCGCACCGTGCGCCGACAGAGAGGACATCATGACCACCACCTTCGACCGAGCGCTGGCCGACTCTCGACTGGCCACCCTCGCCGACCTCCGTGAGCGGCTGACCAAGCTCACCGAGACGATCACCAAGACCCACGACCACGAGACGGCAGTGCAGGCCGGCAAGCTCCGCGACCAACTGCGCGGCGACAACGTCGCGGACATGGCGTTCGAGCTGGCCGACTCCCTCGTCGCGGCGCTCGGTCACCTGGACGCCATCGAGGAGGCCGCGTCGATGACCGAGCACGGTCGCTGCGACGAGTGCGGGGCGCCGTGCAACTCCGAGGGTTGCGTCATCGAGGTCGGGCACACTGCGGCGCAGGAGGTCGGCCCGCGGATCACGATGCCGACGACGTCGAGCCCGGACCGTGCCTGGGTGGTCACCGGCATCGGCGGCGAGTACGTCGTCATGCCGTGCTCCCGTGAGCACGCCGACAACGCGATCGGCACGGTGAACGGTGACGACCTGGGGTGGGCCGACACCTTCGAGGCCGCGGTGACCGTCGCGGTCGCCGGCCACCCGGCGCGCCGGTACGACGACGACGAGATGGTTGCCTACATCCGGTACGACGGGAACCTCGCTGTCCACCGCGGCGAGGACAGCTACCTCATCGCGATGTAGTAACACCGCCCGAGCGGCACACACCGGGGTTCGAGTCCTCGGCGGGCACGACGGCGCACCGTGCGCCGACCCAGAAGGGAGCACCACATGCGCATCCTCATCGGGCTGCTGGTCGCCATCGCCAGCATCCTCATCGCCCCGGCCGCCGCGAGCGCGACCGAGGACGTCTGTCTGCAGCAGGACATCGAGTGCTACGACGTGCTCGACCCCGAGCACCCGGAGTTGGAGCCGCAGGGCCCCGACGAGCACGAGGCCGGGCAGGTCGACTGCCCGGACGGGCAGATCGGCACCATCACCGAGGGCGAGCTGGTCTGCCCGCCGCCCATCGTCATCGTGCCGGACCCCGAGCCCGAGCTGCCGCCGGTCGAGGAGGAGCCCGTCACCGAGGAGCCCGTGGTGATCGACGAGCCAGTCGTCATCGAGCAGCCGCCGGCCGAGCACGAGATGCCGGGCACGATCACCGTCACCGAGCCGGTCGCGGTCGCCCCGGTGGTCGTCCCCGCGGCGCCGACGCCGGTCGCGACGCCGCGGCCCGTCGCCCGCCCGGTGGCCAGCGAGCCCGTCGCCGAGCTGGCCTACACCGGCACGGAGCACAGCACGGCACTGCTGATCGGCGGCAGCGCTCTGGTCCTCCTCGGCGTCGCGGCGCTGATGCTGGGCCGGCGCCGCACCCGCTGACCACCCGCCCGAGCGGCACACACCGGGGTTCGAGTCCCCGGCGGGCACGACGGGGCGCACACCGCGCCCCGCACGAGAGAGGAATCGTCATGGCCCGCACTGTCCGCACCATCCCGCTGTCCCCGCGCGACCCCGACACCCGGGTCACCCGCCGCGCGGCCACCCGTTCCGGCGCCCTGCGCATCGCGCTCCGCGAGCAGGACATCAAGCTCTGATGGCCGGCTGCAACAAGCCCGGCTGCGAGCGAGAGGCCACGGTCGGAGTGCGCACCACGAAGACACGCGCCCGCGGCATGGTGACCTCGATCCACTGGGACGCCGGCACCGCTCCGGCGTCGGCCGACTTCCAGTGCACCGAGCACGCGAACGAGCTGGTCGGCCAGTTGCTCAAGGCGCTGGCCTAGCACCACCGCCCGAGCGGCACACACCGGGGTTCGAGTCCCCGGCGGGCACGACGGGCCGATCAGCGGCCCGCACGAGAGGAGCACGCCATGACCACCACCGCCGTCCCCACCCTCAAGCTGCGCAACCTCACCGAGACCCAGGTCGCCGCGTTCGCCCAGCTCTTCCCGGTGCTCACCGCCGCCGAGAAGCTCGACGGCAGCAAGGTCGTCACCACGACCAAGACGACCATCGCCATCGAGCTGCGGCCGGGCATCTTCCGCCGGGGCCCCGAGGCCGCCGTCGAGCAGCTGGTGGCCAGCGCCAACCGGACGATCGACCAGCACCCGGTGTCGATGAAGCGCTGGATCGGGCTGCGCACGAAGAGCCCGCTGGCCGCTCTGCTGGACAAGCTCGCCAGCGGCAACCCGAAGCACGTCGAGATCGCCTGATGCGCATCGGTCGCAAGCGCCGCGGCACCGTCTTCGCCGGGGCGACGCCGCCGAAGGTGAAGCGGCGCCACATCACCAAGGGCGACCTCTGGATCGACGGGCAGTCCGGCGTCTGGGTCTGGCGCGGCTACTTCCGCGGCTGGGACCGCGTCGCCGTCCCGCCCGCCTGACCTCGAGTCCTCCCGGCCGGCGGCAGCCCCGCCGGCCGGGAGTTGACAACTCCCTCATCAACCACCATGCTCGCAAGTCCCACCGACCACACTGGGAGCACCAATGGCACGCCACGCCGACCCCGACGACGTCGGGCTCGACCTGCTCAGCCCCGAGCACCCCCGGCTGGACTGGCTGACGATCAGCCGCGTCCTGCCCAACCAGTGCACCGTGACCGAGCCGCACACCGGCGCCCGGGTGACCCGGATGCGCACGGAGCTGCTCCGGCCGCCGGCCTACGCCGAGGGCACCATCCCGACGTTCCGGGCCCGCACCACCAGCGCCGACTTCCCCGTCGCCTACCGCTTCATCACGGGCCTGCCCCGCGTGGACCGGGACGACGACACCATCCGCTTCATCACTGGACAGGAGGCACGACGATGACCGACCGCCGCACCCGGGCGCAGGCTGCCCAGGCCTTCATGCGGGCCAGTGCCACCGTGCTGCTCGCCGTCGTCGTCGGCACGGCCAGCGCCGGCGCCGGCTTCATCATCTCGGCCGTCGGGGCACTCGCCACCGCGAGGCGCAGCCGCCGGATCGCCGCCGACCACCGGCGCCGCGCGGACCTGCGCCTGGTGCAGTCGGCCAGCCAGGAGCGCTGGGACGCCCAGTGGGACCGCTGGGGCGGCCGGCTCCCGAAGGACGGGCGTCGATGACCGCCCGCGCGGCCAGCTTGCTCGCCGCCCAGCTGCGGGCCTACGGCGGCAAGTCGCTGCCCAACGAGGCCGACGGGCACAACGTCTACGACAGCACGAACACGCTGATCCAGAGCTCGGACCGCGCCGAATACCCCGAGGGCCCCGACGGCGACCAGGCCATGCGGCTCGACCATCTCGAGCTGTTGCGCCAGGTCGTCCTCGTCGAGCGCCAGACCCAGGGTCGCTACGTCGTCGTCGACGCCGACGACCTGCCCGACACCCCGAAGGGCTGGGTCTACGTCAGGGACACCGCGAGGCTCCGCAACGTCGCGATCTGCCACCGATCCGACGCCGACGTCATCATCGCCGGCCTGCTCGACCACGACATCACCCAGGAGGACTCGTGACCCGACCCACCCCCGCCCGAGACCGCGCCGCCCGCGAGGCCGACCCCTCGACCGGCGTCCCCGCCAGTCGCCCGGCCGCCCGACACATCGGCCAGCGCCCGCCGTCGGGGCCCTACGGCCAGCCCGGCAGCTACCCGATGGCCGGCACGCCGCGGCCGAAGCCGGAGCCCCCGACCTTCCTCACCGTCAACGAGATCGCGGCGATGATGCGGGTCTCGAAGATGACCGTCTACCGGCTGCTGCACGACGGCACGCTCGCCTCCGTGCGCATCGGCCGGTCGTTCCGGGTGACCGAGCGCAACGTCCGCGACTACCTCGGGCTCGACGTCGTCGAGATCCCGCTGCAGGCCGAGGGGTGAGCGCACCCGAGCCCGTCGTCCGGCCGGACTGGCTCCCCGAGCGGGAGACCCGGGCGGCCGACCTGATCCAGCGGGTGTGGTGCAGCGTGCCGGGCCCGCACTGGGCCGAGGACGCCGCGGTGCTGCTACTGCGCGACGGCGACGTCGGGCTCGGGCTGCGCGTGCTCGACCAGCTGCGCACCGAGCACATCCCGATGCCCCGCCGACCGGGCTCCGAGGACGTCATCTGCGCGAAGTGCCGGGTCGGCTGGAAGTGCGACTACGCGGTGCTGCTCGAAGGCGGCGCCCGATGATGGAGGTGCTGGCCTGGGGGCTGCTCGCGCTGGCCGTGGCTATCGCCCTGGGCATCTTCGTCGGCACCGCGATGGATCGGATGGGCCGAGACCCGGTCGACAACGACTTCAAGAAGATCGTCAGGAGGTTGGAAGATGACGACAACCGTGGCTGACCCGCAGTACCTTTGTGGATCTTGCGGCGGGCCGATCGGCCGCTTCAAGGTGGAGAAGGGCAAGCTGCTCTACAACGCCTGGCTGCACACCGGCGACGTCACCGGCATCGTGCCGCACGGCGCCATCCTGGGTCCGCCCGCACGCCGGGCGACCGTGGAGGAGATGACCGCGGCGCTCGGTGATGCCGGCGCCGCCCGCGAGCTGTACCAGGCCATCTACGGCCGGGAGGCCAAGCCGAAGCGGCTGCACTCCCACCGGGAGGAGCTGCCCGTGCCGCGCGTGCTCGCACGGCTGGCACAGGAGGACGAGATCCCGACCGGCGCCCGCACGGTGCGCAAGCTCGCCGAGGACCACGGCTGGAACGTCCGGGTGGCCTACTCGATCGGCTGGATCATCTCCGAGACCTACCACCCCGACCGCGAGGTCGAGGCCGTATCCGTGCGGATGGAGCGCGGTGGCCAGCGGCTCGTCGCCTGCTGGTCCCGGCTCTGGTCGCCCGACGGGCCGGTCATGGTCACCAAGCGCACGAAGTGTCGGGGCTGCAAGAAGCTGGACTGCCCCGGATGCGAGCTCGGTGAGGGATCGACGGCCCGCGAGGAGGCCGCGGCATGGGAGCACAGCGACAGCTTCCTGGTCACGCCGGCCACCGCTCTCGTCAAGCTGTCCGACCTCAAGGAGCAGATCACTGCGCCGGAGGCCTACTGCAAGGGCTGTGGCCAGGTACTCGGCAACCACATCCCCGACCCGACCCGGGGCTACATCTGCCCCATCCAGCCCGAGGAGGGCACGGCGTGAAGAGGTGGCTGGTCAGGATCACCCCGGGTGACCGCGGTGTCGTCCACGAGGCTGAGCGGATGGCGACGAAGTTCGGCGTGCTCAAGTTCTGGTCGACCGAGAAGTGGGAGAGCGACGACGACTTGGTCATCGCCTATGGCGTCGGGGCCTGGCACTCCGTCCAGCCGGCACCCCAGGAGGACGTCGATGCGTGAGCTCACCCAGCTGCACACCCAGGGCGCCGGCCGGACCGACGGCCACGACGAGAACGGCGTCCCGGGCGACTGCTTCCGCACCGCGCTGGCCAGCCTCCTCGGTTGCGACCGGCCTGACGACGTCCCGCACTTCGCTGCTCTGCCCCAGGCCGAGTGGTGGGGCGCGGTGCGGGACTGGCTGCAGCGCCGCGGCCTCGACCTCGTCTACGTCGAGATCGACCAGCGCGCCGCGGTGCTCGATCTGTGGGGCCCGCAAGGCGGCCTCGTGCTCGTCGGCGGCCCGAGTCCCCGCGGCGCCTTCGGGCACGTCGTCGTCGGCCGCTGGGACGGCTCGATCACCTGGGACCCCCACCCCAGTCGCGACGGGCTGGCCGGCGTCACCGAGCTGTTCGTGCCGGTGTTGCCCTACGGCAAGGACTGGCCGTTCTCCGAGATCACCCCGGTGGAGCGGTACTGATGATCGACCTGCGCTCAGTGCGTGACGCCGTCGTCGAGCTGGTCATCGACCCACTGCTGGTCTGGCTGGCCGGTCGATGAGCGGCCCGTGGGAGGGCTCGACCCGCCAGGAGACCTTGCCGCCCAACTGGCGTGCGCTCTGCGCCGAGACGCGGAAGGCCGCGGCGACCAAGGAGCACCCGAACGGGCAGTGTGAGAAGCGGTTTCGGTCGGCCATCACCCAGAAGTGGATGCGCTGCCCGAACGCCGGCGAGGAGGTTGACCACAAGGGGGACCGGCTCGACCACAGCAAGCGACAGCTGCTCTGCAAGAGGCACCACACCCAGAAGACCCAGCGCGAGGCCGCAGCGGCGAAAGCTGCCCGGCGTGCGTGGGGTCGACGACAGCCCGAAGCACACCCAGGATCGAGAGGACGACGACCATGAGCTACGAGACCCCGTTCGAGAAGGCGATGCTCGCCGAGGCGCGGAGGACCAACGAGCTCCTCGAGCTGCTGGTCATGGCCCACATGCCGATGAAGGTGATGACCGGCGCCCCGGACCCGAACGAGACCGACGAGCAGCGCCAGGCCCGCTTCGAGGAGGTCGCGGCCAACACCCAGCGCCTCATCGCCGACGGCCAGGCGGCCGGGGTGGTTCCCCAGCCCGGCGAGATGACCGCTGCGGCCTTGCAGATGCTCGGCCTGGGTCGGATGCCCCGGGGGAACCGGCCGGAGACGGAGGAGGAGCGTCAGGCCCGCTGGAACGCTCGCGCGAAGGAGGTCGGGATGCCCCAGGAGGAGGCCGACGCCGCGGCTGAGAGGGTCCAGACCAACCTCGACACGATGCGCCGCGGCCTGGACGATGGCGAGGGGGTCAAGGTGGCCTACGAGACCCCTCCGTCTCCGGTCGTCAACGACGGGTCCACCGCCGGGCGGCCGATCAAGAAGGCGGCTCCGAAGAAGGCGAGGTGAGCTCGATGCGCGGCTGGAAGTGGGGTCGCACCTGGAAGTGGCAGTGAGCCACTCGTTCTACAGCACGTAGAAGAGCCCCTCACCTCGACGGAGGTGGGGGGCTCTTCGTTGCCGTCGTCGGCGGGGGTACCGGCTCGGTCGGTGTCGGCCGCGGTGCCTGCGACCGTAGCAAGGCGAAGGGCCCGGTCGGTTTCCACACCGGCCGGGCCCTTCTGGCGCGTGTCGCTTCCCACCGCCACGCACGTTCCCCCGAGGTTACCCGGCGGCCTGCTCGAAGGGGTCGAAGGGGGCGTTGCTGACGACCTTGACCGCGGTGTCGTCGACCACCTCGAATCCCTTGCCGGTCGGCCGCCCGTAGTCGTTGATCTTACAGTGGAGGAAGCCGCGCGCCGTGGTCTTCCGGTAGGCCTCGAAGCCGCGGTCGGCGAAGGCGGTCTTGAAGTCGTTGCGCATCATCGGGTTGCGGATGCCGGCCCGGTTGCACCACGCCTGGTACATCGCGTAGAGGTCCGACGTCGCGGCGAACGCGCCGGGCTCTCGGGTGATGCACTCCTGCAGGAAGTCGCCGAAGACGTCCTGGTCCTCGCGGTAGTCGGCGAGGTGCAGCTGGGCCGAGGCCGGCATGTGCAGACCCTCCATGCGGACCCACTCCATCGCGCCGCGCACGGCCCAGGCCAGCACGCCGGGCAGCTCGCTGGCGATGATCCGGTTGGCCAGCTCCTTGTCCTTGCGCAGCGGGTCGATGATGACCGGCCAGGAGATGAAGTGCAGCCGCCGCCAGATCGACTCCGCGTCGGTCAGCCGGGGCAGGTGGTTGGTGATGAAGTGGATCTTGCCGGTCGGGGTGAAGTCGAAGAAGTCGCGACCCATGAACCGTGCGGTCTGCTGCTCCCCGCCGGTGAGGCCCTTGACGGTCTCCTCGTCGAGCCGGCGCCCGGCCGCGGTCTCCGAGGCCTGCAGGAACCGCTTGCCGACCATCCGGGCGACCGAGGTGGGGTGCTCGCTGCCGCCGCCGGACTTCACCAGCAGCGTCTCGCGCGGGATGACCTGGCCGTAGGAGCCCATCATCGCGCTCGCGACCTGCAGCAGCACCGATTTCCCGTTGGCCCCGCGTCCGTGATGGATGAAGAGGGCCTGCTCGCCGGTCTTGCCCGTGATGGAGTAGCCGACCACCCGCTGCAGATAGGCCCGCATGTCCGGGTTGGGCTGCATCTCGGTGAGGAACTGCTCCCAGCGGGGCGCTGTGGCGTAGGGGTCGTAGTGCACCGGTGACTGCTGCATCAGCAGGAGGGCCGGGTCGTGCGGGTGCAGCGCGCCGGTGGTCAGGTCGACGACGCCGTTGGCGACGTTGAGGAGCATCGGCTGGGTGTCGAAGCTGGTGATGATGGCCTGCAGCTCGCGGCGGCCGGCGGCCTCGGTGATGGTGGCCGAGATGCGGGCGCTCATCCGCTGAGACTTGACCCACTTGAGGAAGTCGTGCCGCAGTGGCCCGTCCTCGTCGGCGGTGTTGTCCTCGGGGTACTCCATCGCCTCGGTGCGCGGCAGCGAGTCGATCATGTCGTGGATCATGGCCCGGCCGAGCTGGGCCTCGTCCATGTTCCACCGGCCGTCGTCGTAGATCGCCCAGCGCTTCGCCTGCTCGATCCAGCGCAGCCGGTCTCCGTAGTGGTCGACGACCCGCTGGGCGTTGCCGAGGTCGTCCCAGCTGCGCACCGGCCACTGCCGCGGCGCGACGTGGGTGAGCGGATTGACCACGGGCGTGACCGGGCTGGCCGCGGCCCAGGCGCCGCCGGAGGGGTCCTCGAAGGGGTCGACCTTCCCGCTGACCGGGGACGGCGCTGGCGCGGCGGTGCGGTCGACCGGGAGGGCTCGCGCCTTCTCCCCGACGGTGCTCACCGCTGAGTCGAAGGCCTTGGTCACGTCGGCGTCGGTGAAGCCGCGGTCGCGGGGTGCGTTGGCGAGGACGTAGCTGTGCGCAGCCTGGGGGGTGAGTTCGCACCACGGGGAGTTCGCCAGCTGCAGCAGCGTGCAGGAGACCTCGAAGGTGGTGATCTGCCACGGCGGGCCCTTGTAGCCCTGGCCGTTGGCGGTGGCCCCGTCCGAGCACTCCTTGAGCCGGCTCAGCTCGCGATTGATGATGTTGGCCGCGTACTTGTCCAGCCGGGCCCGCTCGCGCTCGGTCATGCCGGAGCGGTCGGGGACGTCGTTGGCGTAGACCGCGCCCTTGGCCTCGGTCGGCCGGATGAGCTCCTCGAGCCACGCCGGCGCCCGGGGGATGGTCACCTCGTCGGGGTCAGTGCCCCAGCGGTAGAGGCCCTTGTCGCTGACCGAGGGCGGGAGGACGACCTGGCCGCCGGTGCCGCGCACGTCGATGCCGCGGCCGAGCACGCTGCTCTGGCGGTTGCGCACGTCGAAGTCCGGCATGGCGAAGTAGAAGTGCCAGCCGCCGCCGCCGGTCTGGACGACAACGGTGGCCGGCAGCGGTCCGTGCTCGGCCTGCAGCGCCTTGGCCGACTCCATGCCGCCAGAGTCCGGGTCGACGTCGAGCACCCAGAAGCCGGACGGGGCGCCGGTCGCGACGCCGAGGTTGTACCGGCCGTCTTCCCAGGTCGCCTGGATGTCCGCGGGGCTCATCGGCGGGGTGTTCTGCCAGCCGGCGTCGGCCGGCCGCTTGTCCTTCGGGATGATCGGGATGACCCGCCAGCCGCGCTTCTGGGCTGCGTGCGCCGCGGCGAGGATCTCCTCTGCCGCGGGGTTCTGCGGATCGCTCACCGGGCGAGTCCTGTTACGCTCATCGTCAAGCTCTCCTTGGTCGGTGGGGCTTGCATCACCCAGGCCCCCGTCGCTTGCCCAGCGGCGGGGGTCTGTTGCTGTCGGCGACGGAACGCCGACTCTACTGTGCGGTCGCGACCTCGTCCGGTCGGTCCGCGGCGATGCCGGCGGCGCGCTCTGCTTCGTCGATGCCGCCGGCCACCAGCTCTCGGACGACCTGCGCGCGGCTGACCTTGCGCACGGTGTGGAGACGGTCGATCCGACTCTTCATCTCGGGCGTGTCCACCCACTGCATGATCTCGGTGTACTTGGCCTCGAGTGCCATCGGCTCCTCCTGGGGGTCTGCGATCTGGCCTTGAGCCTGGTTGACGAGCAAGAAGTTGTCAACTATGGTTCCTCCCACGACGGCGTCATCGCCGACTGAGAGGAGATTCCATGTCACTGCACACCCCGAACGCGCAGGTCAGCGAGGGTTTCGCTGAGATGCAGGGGCTCAACAGCGACCGCGCGATGCGGGTCGAGACGCTCACCTGGGGCGAGCTCTCCTGGGGCGTCTACATCGTCGACCAGGCGAAGAAGTGCTGGTGCGTCGTCGGCCGCTGCAACGGGTGGGTGCGCCTGCTCGACATCAACGGCGACGAGGTCTCCATCCCGCCGAAGCCACTCGACCACCCGGTCAGCGTGGTCGTCCGGCCGATGGACGAGGCCGTCCTGCTGGTGAAGAAGACCCTGGGCGCCACGGTCATCAAGGACGACTTCCGCGTCGCCCGGCAGCTGCTCGTCGCCGACCGCTGGGCCGTCCCGCTGATGCCGACGACCGGCAACAAGCGGGCGATGGAGAAGATCCGCGACCACCTCGACTGGTTCCACTCGGACACGTGGACGAAAGACATCAAGACGATCGCCGAGCTGGCCACCGCGCACGAGGAGATGCACGCCTCGATCGGCGACATGCCGATGAGCAAGCCCCACCACCACACCAACGAGGTCCCAGGAGGTCCCCGCTGACTACCTACCGAGAGAGCATCCGCCACGCCCAGGGCGAGGTCTGGCCGGCCGTGCGCGAGGAGCTGGCCGCCCAGATCACCCCGGTGGCCATCGACAAGCTGATGCGCACCGAGCAGTCCCGCAGCAACACTCGCTTCATCGTCGAGGCGACCATCGAGTCGATCGCCGCGGCCGGGCTGCTGCGCACGCCGGTGGACGCCGACGTCATCGGCAAGGCCGTCGAGTGGCACAAGAACGCCGCGACGGACCGGAACGACGTCCTCCTCTTCGAAGACGACAGCGAGGAAGAGCTCTACGACGCGGTCAGCAAGATGCTCGCCGAGGTCGACAAGAAGCCGCGGCCATGATCCTGACGCTGACCGACCTCATCGAGCAGCTGCAGCGCCTCGCCCGCGGCCCGGCCGCCGGACTGCCGGTCGTGGCCTACAGCGACAGCGAGCTGATCGAGCTCGACGTCATCGCCGTCCGCGTGCACGAACCTGCCCACGGGGAGCCCTACGTCGAGCTCTCCACCCGCGTCCGCAACCGCATCTGACCCACCGACCAAGGAGATCAGCATGGACACCTTCCAGTTCAAGCCCGACGCCGTCACGCCCATCGGGCCCGGCGACGTCCCGACGGTGCGCTTCGCCGAGGCCGCCACCGACAACGCCCGCATCGCCAGCCAGTTCGGCCGGGCCGCCGCGGCGAGGGGCTCGAAGAGCAGGCTGCTGCCGGGCGCCAACGAGCGCGACTACGACCGGCGCCAGCAGGCCGCCCGGTCGAGCCGTCAGCGCAAGAGCAACGCCCGCCGGCAGAAGAGCATCCGGCAGCAGCGCGAGGCGTTGGAGACGCTGCAGGCCCAGATCCGCGTCGCCTCCGGCACCACCGGCGCCAGCCCGGCCCTCGTCGAGAACGCCCAGAAGGCGCTCGCGGCCAAGGTCAAGAAGCTGCAGGCCCAGATGCCCGAGTTGTCCGAGCAGGACGCCGTCGAGGCCATCTACACCGCGGCGTCCTCGCTGTGAGCCGGCTGCGTGAGATCGCGCTGGCCGCGGCCGACGCCGAGCGGGAGGAGCGCGCCCGGGAGGCTGCCGAGCTGGCCCGCCTCGACGCCGAGAAGGCCGTCGAGATCGCGAAGAAGAGCCCGCTGGGGGAGTGGTTCCCTGACGTCGAGTGGGAGTTCTTGTTCGAGGCCGAGAACCCCTCGATGAAGGTCGTCCGCGAGAAGGGCGAGACCGCGCCGGTGTTCGGCGTGCACGTCATCGCCGGTGGCCAGGGCCCGGACAACTACGCCATCTACCTGCTGCAGCGCCCGCCCTTCGACCTCGGCGCGCTGTTCACCGGCCGCGACCCCGGCTACCAGGCCGTCTCGCAGCCGACCTGTGCCGGCGACGTCGGGCGCTGGATCGAGGAGAACACCCCGAAGACGAGCCCGCTGCCCAGCGACGAAGAGCTGACCGCCCCGCCGACCGAGCCCTCCCAGGAGAACAGCTGATGCCCAGCGCCCGGCTCATCTACTGCAACAGCACGCCGGAGATCATGGCCTGGTCCGAAGACGTCCACGAGCGCGAGCGCACGATCCTGGCCGCCCGCCTCGAGTGGATGAAGGGGATCTACGACGCCGCCGGCGTGCCGGACCCCGAGGTCTACGACAAGCACATCCGCAGCGCGTGGGTCAACGACGGACGGATGGCCGGCCTCTCGTGGCCGCGCGACATGGACGACAAGCTGCCCGACGGGTGGTTCCGGCCGGTCAAGGACCCGCACCTCGTGCGACCGCGGGGCAGCAACAAGAAGACCCTGGCCGAGATGCGGAAGTACGACCGGCCTGACCAGCGGCACGAGCTGGAAGTCCGGTTCGGGATGCACGGCCGGAGTTTCGCCGGCCTGGGCCTCTACTCCTGCGGCATCCAGCACGAGCAGGACGGGGTCTGGGTCACCTGGGCCAGCAAGGACATCGCGAAGGAGAAGTGGGCCCAGAACCTCGCCGAGCACGGCTGGGTGCAGGTGCCCCTCGTCGACTTCATCAACCGCTTCGGAGAGGACGCACTGTGAAGATCATCGAGCTGCACGCGGAGAACTTCAAGCGGCTCAAGGCCGTCACCATCGAGGCCGACGGCACGCTGCAGGTGGTGGCCGGCCGCAACGCTCAGGGCAAGAGCAGCGTGCTGGACGCGATCTGGTGGGTGCTGCAGCAGCGCGGCGCCGCGGTCGAGGAACCGGTGCGCCACGGGGAGGCCACGGCCACCGTGCGGCTGACGTTCGAGGAGTTCGTCATCACGCGGACCACCTCCGGCTCCGGTGCGGGCAAGCTGACGATCACCAGCCGGGACGGCGGGGCCAGCTACAGCTCGCCCCAGAAGATGCTCGACGGGCTGGTCGGGAAGCTCTCGCTGGACCCGCTGGCCTTCGCGAACGCGGACGCCAAGAGGCAGGTCGAGATGCTGCTGCAGGTCGTCGACCTCGGCTTCGACCCGGCCGAGCTGGCGCGGAAGCGTAAGGCCATCTACGACACCCGGACCGACATCGGCCGGGAGCGGGACAAGGCGAAGGGCCTGCTGGGCAGCATTCCCGAACCGCCGGCCGACACCCCCGAGCACGAGGTCTCGGCCGCCGAGCTGGCCGGCACGATCCAAGCGGGCGACCAGATCGAGCGGGACTTCGCGGCGCTGGCCGCCCGCCACCAGGAGGTCACCGCCGAGATCGCCCGTCTGCAGGCCGAGCTCGTCACCATCAACACCCGGGGCGCGGAGCTGCAGGCCCTCCGGCGACCAGACCTTGAGCACCTCCGTCAGCAGCTCGTCGAGGTCGACGAGATCAACGCCCGGGTCCGCCTGCGCCAGCAGCGGGAGCACGCCGAAGCCGAGGCCGCCCGGCTGGCCGCCAGCTACGACGAGCAGACCGGACGGCTGGACGCGCTCGACGGCTGGAAGGCCTCCAAGCTCGCCGCCGCGGCGATGCCGGTGGCCGGCCTCGGTCTGGACGACGAGCACGGCGTCACCTACAACGGCGTGCCGATCTCCCAGGCGTCCGGTGCCGAGCGGCTGCGCATCTCCACCGGCATCGCGATGGCCGCGTCCCCGGACATCCGGGTCATCCGCATCACCGACGGGTCGCTGATGGACAGCGAGAGCATGGCGCTCATCGCCCAGATGGCGGCCGAGCGGGACTTCCAGTGCTGGGTCGAGCGCGTCGGCACCGCCGACGGCATCGGCGTGGTCATCGAGGACGGAGAGGTCGCATGACCGAGAGCAACGACATCGAGCTGTGCATCGACGAGAACTACCTCGAGCGGCAGGCCCGCTTCTCGGCCGGCGCCTTCGGGCCCGGCAGCCGGATGGGTGGCGTCAGCGACCACATCCGCAAGGAGTTGGACACCGAGGTGCGCGAGGGTCAGCCGGACGAGGACCCGCAGGAGTGGATCGACGTCATCATGCTGGCGCTCGACGGCGCATGGCGTTCCGGGCTGACGCCGCGGCAGATCATCGACGGGCTGCACGCGAAGCTCGCGGTGAACGAGAGCCGCACCTGGCCGGACTGGCGGACCGCCGAGCCGGGCAAGGCCATCGAGCACGACCGCTCCGGCGAGACGCCGGCCACCCGCCGCGCGGTCCTCTACGTCTCGCACGGGATCAAGGGCAAGACCGAGGACGAGATCGCCAGCGACGAGCGCCGCGGCAAGGCGTGGGCCGAGTGGCTCGGCTACGACGCCCTGCTGCCACGGACGATCGAGGTCGACCAGCATGAGGGGCGGCCCTGCCCGGCCGGTCCGAGCGCCGGGGAGGACGCGGCGCACGCGCACGCCTGCTACATGCGCTCGGACCTGATCGCGATGCTGCAGAACGCCGACGCCATCTTGATGATGCCCGGCTGGGAGCAGTCCGTCGGCGCCCGTGCCGAGCTCAACACGGCGCTGACCTGCGGTATCCCGGTCCTCTTCTACGGCTGGACGGTCAACTGATGGCCCGGGTCGCCTACGAGCCGTGGAACCCCCGCGGCGAGGCTCAGGACATGGTCGTCATGGCCAACACGATCTGCCGGGAGTACCGGGCGCAGGGCTTCGACCTCACGCTCCGGCAGCTCTACTACCAGTTCGTCGCGCGGGGGTACATCCCCAACAACCAGCGCAGCTACAAGCGGCTGGGCGACATCGTCAACCGCGCCCGACTGGCCGGCCTGCTCGACTGGAACTACATCGTCGACCGGACTCGCGAGCTCAAGCCCGTCTCGCACTGGCGCAGCCCGGCCGACGTCATCGACGCCGCCCATCAGGGCTACGCGATCGACAAGTGGTCGGACCAGCCCACGCGGGTCGAGGTCTGGGTGGAGAAGGAGGCGCTGGCCGGCGTCATCGGCTCGGCGGCGCACGCCCGCGACGTGGCCTACTTCTCCTGCCGCGGGTACGTCTCGCAGTCCGAGCTCTACACCGCGGCGCAGCGGCACATGCGGTACATCGCCAAGGGGCAGAACGTCGTCGTCCTGCACCTCGGCGACCACGACCCCTCCGGCATCGACATGACCCGGGACATCCGCACGCGGTTGGAGCTCTTCACCGACCAGGACTGGCTCAACGCCAACGTCGAGGAGTTCGGCAGCGACTCGGTCAGCTTGCGGGCGCTGCGGGCGTCGATGGATGAGCGGTGCGAAGGGCGGCGCGCACTGGAAGTCCGGCGCATCGCCCTCAATGCCGACCAGATCGAGCAGTACAACCCGCCGCCGAACCCGGCGAAGCTGACCGACAGCCGGTCGGCCGACTATGTCGAACAGTACGGCGACGAGTCGTGGGAGCTGGACGCGCTGGACCCGACGGTGCTGGCCGGTCTCATCAACGCCGAGATCGACGCGCTGATCGACCCCGACGCCTACTACGACAGGCAGGTGGTCGAGACCCGCGACCGCGACCTGTTGGAGCTGGCGTCGAACAACTGGGACGAGCTGACCGAGGTGCTCGAAGGGATGGGACGAGAGTGACCCAGCACGACGGTCCGTGGAACGGGCTCACCTACCTGCAGGTTGCCGAGTTCGGGACGTACACCGACGCCGAGGAGATCGAGACCACCGACATCGAGAAGGCCCAGGCGGTCACCTCGAGGGTGGCTGAGCCGAGAGCCTGGCTCGGGCCCGATGACGCGCCGCGGCACCGGGTGGTGCTCGACATCGACATGGAGGCCGAGCTCATCCCCTCCTCGACGCCGGGGCACTACCACCTCTACCTCGACCACGAGCTGCCCTGGCCGAAGTACGAGGCCCTGCTCCTGGCGCTGGCCGCCGCCGGCGTGATCGAGGAGGGGTACGCCGAGGCGTGCATCCGTCGCGGCGCCAGCTGCGTCCGGCTGCCGTGGGTCAAGAAGGAGCGCTCGCAGGCCGACGTCGCAGCGGACTGTCAGCCCCCTCGGGTCTGATGGACATCAGCGACAGCTGGACATGCCCCAGCTGCAACGAGACCCACGTCCGGCCGCCGGGATGGACCGACGCCTGGTGGATCGAAGACGTCACCGACCTGCAGCGCGCGCACGGTCGCGGCGACCACAAGAAGCGGAAGAGGAGGAGACGATGACCGACATCCTCAAGGTCACCTCGCAACGGGTCCGCGACCCCTTCGAGGACGCCGGCAACGCGAAGATGCTGGCGCTACCCGAGGCCGAGCGGGAGCTGCAGCGCGACGGCTACGGCCGACCGCTGCTCATCCCCGCCGGCGGCCGGACCCGAGTGCCCTACAGCCGGATGTCCTCGCTGGCCGACTACCTGATGGATCAGCGCGGCGTGCACATCTGGGAGGACAGGTACCTGGCGCAAGCCATCGCCCGGAACCCCGACATCGCCGCGCTGATCGCCGCGCAGAACTACAACACCGGGTTCAACCAGCCGGAGCCGAGGGACAAGAAGGCGGCCGGCCGGGAGATCGACGCCCAGATCGCACGGGCGCTGGACCGGCTGGTGATCCACGAGCTCGCGGACTACGGCACGGCGTTCCACAAGCTCACCGAGCCCGGCGACGAGGGCGTGGCCTTCGACGACCCGCTCGCGATGATGTGCGAGAGCTTCGAGAAGGCCACCCGCGGCATCGACATCGTCGACACCGAGATGTTCACCGCCAACGACCTGCTGATGGCCGCCGGCACCTTCGACCACCTCGTGCGGGTCCCCGGCTTCAAGGGGCTGTGCATCCTCGACAAGAAGACCGGCGAGCTGCACCCGGAGGAGTTCGCGGTGCAGTTCGCCGGCTACGCCAACGCCGACATCTACGACCCGGCGACGGACCGGCGGATGACGTTCGAGGAGAAGTACGGCGAGCCGGTCAACCTCGACTGGGCCTTCGTCGCGTGGACCCCCTCGCGCGAGGTCAAGGGCACCAAGGCGAAGCCGGGCGCCCCGGCCCGCACCATCATCCAGCCGATCAACATCGCCAAGGGCTACGTCGCCGCCCAGGTTGCCGTCTGGGTGCGGGACTACCAGCGAGGCGGCGACCTCATGGCCTCCCCGCTGGACGTGAACCAGCTGGCCCGCGACCGGGCGACCCAGCTGATCGACGGCGCGTCCACCAAGGCCGAGCTCGTGGGCATCTACCAGGACTTCGAGGACGTCTGGACCGACGAGCTGACAGCCCGCGGTGGCCGGCGCATGACGGCAGGGGAGATCGCAGCATGATCGACGACGAGTGGAACCCGCCCTACGACCAGGGAGGGGTGATCTCCCCCGGGCTCACGACCGTGGTGAACCGCAGCGGCGAGCCGGAGCCGGTGGTGCCGTGGGTGCACTTCGGCCAGCTGGGCGGCGCTCCGGTGGTGATCGTGCCTTCCTGGCCCGAGACCGCCATCGTCTACCGTCGCGGCGTCGTCATGTGCGGGCGACTGTCACACCTGCAGTACACGATCGCGCTGGCCACCGCCCGCCGCGGTGCGCGCCGCCACCTCGAGCAGCTGCTCGACGACTTCGCCGCGAGATGGGGGCTTGACCGACGAACAAAGAGTGAGTAACTTCTTCATCAGCACACCGACCCCGTTCTACAGGAGGCACCATGAGCCAGCCCCAGGCCGGACAGCCCGGCTTCGACCCGTTCGAGCAGGGCGGCGGCGCACCGGCCGTCAGCTTCAAGGCCGCCCCCCCCGGGTCCTTCGTCACGATCGCGATCGACGAGGACGCGAAGTGGCTGCAGACCCGCGACTTCGAGACCGGCGAGCCCGAGTTCTGGGACGCCCGGCCGGGTGAGCAGCCGAACCCGAAGATGGCCGCCGTCGTGACCGGCGTCGTCCAGTCGACCCCCTGGGCCGATGCCTCCGGGCAGACCGGCGAGCGCAAGGCGCTGTGGGCCGGGTACCCGAGCAACCTCTTCGAGGCGGTCAAGAACGCCAAGAAGGCGGCGGGCAACGGCACCGCGCTCCCGATCCTCGCCGGCGGCACGCTGCACGTCGCGTTCACCGGGGAGGAGCCGAACAAGAAGAACCCGCGGCTCAACAACGTCAAGCTCTACGCCGCGCAGTACGTCCCGCCGCCGGCCGGGTACGCGAAGCCGGACGCCTTCGAGGGCAACCAGCCCTTCACGGGCGGCCAGCAGGCCCAGCAGCAGCCCCAGCAGGGGCAGTTCGGCCAGCAGGCCCCGGCCCAGCAGCAGTTCGCCCAGCCCGCGCCGCAGCAGCCCCAGCAGGGGCAGTTCGGCGGCGGCCAGCCCCAGGGGCAGCCGTTCGGCGGTCAGCAGCAGGGCTTCCCGGCCCAGCAGCCCCAGGGTCAGCAGTTCGCCCAGCAGGGCGCGCCGCAGCAGTTCCAGCCCCCGGTGCAGCCGCAGGTGCCCGCCCAGGCCCAGCAGCCGCAGTTCCAGCCCCCGGCGCAGCAGCAGGTCCCCCAGGGCTTCGCTCAGGGCGCTCCGGCCGGGCAGCCGGGACAGCAGGGCCAGGGCCAGCAGTTCGGCCAGCAGGCGCCGCAGCAGGCGGCGACCGACCCGTGGAGCTCGGCGCCCGTCGCCGACGCCTCGGTCCCGAACTTCTGACCCACCCCGGGGGGCGGCCGGACCGCGACGTCGGCCGCCCCCCGGTGCACCACCCCCTCACCGACCCCTGATCCAGAGGAGACACCATGCCCAACGCAGAGGGCCGCGAGCTGACGCGCGGCGAGAAGGCTGCCGCCACGCGCAAGGCCAACGCCGAGAAGGCCGCGGCCAACGCCACCCCGGAGGCGGCCACCCCGACCCCCGAGCCAGCACCGGCCGCCGAGAGCAGCACGCCCCGCCGGAAGTCCCCCCTCGAGCGCGCGGAGGAGTCGCTGGCCAAGGCGACCGCCGAGCTGCAGAAGATCAAGGACAAGCGGGCCAAGCTCAAGGAGGCCTACGACGAACTGGCCCAGGAGGAGCGGGACGCCCAGGACGAGGTCGACTACGCCGCCATCCACCCGGCGCTCGTCCGCAAGGCCCGCGCCGAACAGGGGGAGGGCGGTGCACAGCTGGCCGACGACGTCGAGGCGCTGACCGCCGTGGCGAACCAGCCCGCGGTCTCGGTCCCGCCGATGACGACCAGTCCCGCCGCCCTGCCGGCCTACCCGGACCCGAGCACCTTCCCGCCGGCGTCGGGCAGCGAGTCCGAGGAGCCGCAGTTCGCCGACGGCTCGGAGATCATCTCCACCGTGCCACTCGGCGAGGGCGACGAGGACGACGACGTCGACACCGACGAGGACGTCAGCGAGGACGAGCCCCAGTCGGACGAGGAGGCCCAGGGCGGGGGTCCGGCTGAGGCGTTCGAGTACGAGCAGCCCGAGCCGATCGTCACCCAGCAGCCGGCCTTCGACTTCGCCGCCGCGCTGGCGCAGTCGCAGACCCAGTCCGACGGGCCGCAGACCTTCCGCGTCTGACCGCCCGCCGCAAGACCCCCGGCCCCGCTGCCCCCTCCCCCGGGCGGCGGGGCCGGGCCTTTCCCACCGACCCGAGGAGCCCGTCATGGCCAAGCAGATGCCACCCGAAGTCCAGACCGCGCTCGACAAGGTGAAGCGCCGCGGCCAGATGATGAACGTCGCGTTTGCCGGCGCGAACCGGATGGTCGAGCAGGACGACCGCTGGGGCCCCTCGGACCACACCGACGGCACCAACCAGGACGGCGACATGGACGCCGCGCTGGACGCCCGGAACGCCACCGACACCCAGAAGGCTCTCCTCGGCGACGTCACCTGGCGCACCGTGCTGGACGAGGAGGTGGCCAAGCTGTACGCCGCCCGCACGCCGGAGGAGCTCGCCGACCACCTGCTCGACGTGATGGCGGTGGCCGGCAGCTGGGCGATGCGCCTGCAGGACCGCGCCGCGGGGACCCCGCGATGAGCAACCGGCGCAAGGTCAAGCCGACCCGGACGCCGCGGCGCACCCGGCCGCCCGGCGGCGCCTTCTGGAACGGGCTGCACACCCGGGCGGCCCGCGGCACCGCGGTGGTCGCCGACAGCCCCGAGTTCCCCGCCTACTGGGCCCGCACCGAGGGCATCCTCGGCCAGCGCATCCCGGTGGTCAGGGTCGAGCTCGGCGGCGTGAACGCCGGCGGCGGCACCGCCTACCTCGACGACCGGGACGGCTCCGGCTGGCGCAAGGTCACCGTCGGCCACGGCGGTCCGGCCTGGCCGCATCGCGACGTGGCCATCGAGCCCGGCTCCTTCACCGCGATCGAGGTGCTGTCGTGACCGACCCCTTCGGCCAGGTCTGGCGCGACGTCGGCTTCCTCGCGGACGGCCACGGCTTCGGCCGCCCGACGAACCGGCGCCCGGTCGGCGTCGAGCACGAGACGCCCGCCAGCCCGCCGCCGCCGAAGCAGCCGACCGAGTGCCCGGTGTGCGGCGCTGGCGTGGACTGGTACCCCCGCGGCATCCAGTACCACACCACGCCGACGAAGAAGCTGATCTGCCGTCGCGCTGGCATCGCCCACTTCTCCTGGCGGCCGGGCGACCCGGTGCCCGGAGAGCCGATCCGCGTGGTGGCCGAGCGCGTCGACGTCGTCGAGCCGGTGGTGCCCGAGCTGATCGGCTACGACTACCAGGAGCTCTGCAGCAAGCGCCTCGGCGACGACCTGGCCGGCCAGCTGGCCGCGGCGCACTTCCCGCTCTACGGCACGCCGCCGCGCTGCGCCGGTTGCCAGCCCGACCAGAGCCCGCAGAGCCGCGGTACCGTGCTGTGGCCCTGCCGGACAGCTGGCCACGCGCTGCGGACGATGGGCAAGACCGCCTCCGACATCGCGATCACCAAGGAGTAGACCGTGGGCGCCGCGAGGAAGAAGCCGGCGCCGTGCATGGAGGCAGGGTGCGAGGAGCCGCACTACAGCTCCTACCGGCGGTGCAAGTACCACTGGCTGCTGACTCAGCCCATCGAGGTGCAGATCCAGTGGGCCGACCGGCGGCTGCGCAACAGCCCGCACGTCAAGGAGTTCGGCCGCCAGATGCGGGTCGCCGAGAGCCGGTGGCCGGCGGGCAAGCGGTGGTGCTCGGGGTGCCAGTCCTACATCCCGCTCTTCTACGCCCGCGGCGCTCGCTGTCGGGCCTGTCAGTCCCGGGCCCAGCACGCCTCGCACATCAAGAAGACCTACGACCTCGACGAGACGACCTACCAGGCCCTCCTCGAATGGCAGCGCGGTCGCTGCTTCATCTGCGGCCGAGTCCCTCGCTCCCGCCGTCTCGCCGTCGACCACGACCATGAGACCGGCGAGGTGCGGGGGCTGCTGTGCGCTGACGACGAGCGCGGCTGCAACCACGCCGTGCTCGGTAACCTCGAAGCGTCCGCCCGGACGACGGCGCTGGACGCTGCGCGCCGACTGGTGGCTTACCTCGAGCTGTCACCGCTGGACCGGATGCTCCGCGGGGACACCCCGCCCGGCGTCAGCGCAGGCTCAGACGGTCGGACCCCCCTGCAGCGGGCCGTCCTGGGCACGCCGGCCACCGCCTCGGACGACCCGGCGCCCTGGGAGCAGAAAGGCCCCCCGGCCTGACACCGGGGGGCCTTTCGTCACTGCTGTTAGTCGACGACTCCCGAGCCGACATCGTGGTCGTTCGGGTAGGCCGGGACCAACGGCTCGGGGAACCGCGGCGGCGGCTCCGGCGGGTCGATGTTGGCCGCCCGCAGCATCATGTCGCAGCGGTCGCCGTAGCGGTGCCAGCGCTCGAGGTGCGAGCGGTTGCGCTCCTCGGCGACGAGGTGCATCCGCTCCCGGCTGTCCGAGATCGACACCGTCCGGGTCAGCTGCGCGATCTCTTCGCGCAGGACGCCGATCGACTGCTGGTGCCGGGCCTCGGCGTCGCCGAGCTCCTTGCGGTGCCGCATCTCGTTGGCAGCCATCTCCTCGCGGAGCCGCTTGTTGTCGGCCTCGACCCGCTCGACGATCCCGGCCGCGCCCTTCGTGATGATCTCGGTAGCCTCGGCGCCCAGCTTGCGCTTGTTGAACAGCGCGTTGATGAACGCGGTGAGGATGCTGGCACCCCCGGCGGCTGCGAACAGCTGGACGACGTCATCCCCGGTCATCTCGCCTCTTCTGCTCGGCCTGCGCTCGATTCAGAACGCCTTGTAGCTGAAAGTACCGCCACAGGCACGCTGCGCCGAAGCCGGCCACGATGCCAGCGGGTTGCAGGGCGGCCAGCCCGAGTGACTTGAGGGCCGCCGCGGTGTAGACCACGCTGGCGATGCCGAAGATCCCCAATCCGAGCTGCTCGAGGATGATGCCGATCGGGCGGTTGAGCAGGAAGACGCCCACCAGGGCAATGCCGGCGCCGGCGGCCAGAGCGACCGACCAGGAGAACGCCAGCCAGGCCGGCAGGGTGGCGTTGATCGAGCCGGGCGTCGGGGCCGCACCGAAGAGGGTGGGCAGACTCACCAGCCAGGCCAGGAAGAGGACGAAGAGCTGGAACGGGTGCCGCCCGGAACGCAGCGGGTCCGTGCGGTAGGGGCTCACCGCTTGTGGGCTACGCCGAGGACGATCGCGTTGACCGCGACGTAGACGTAGATGACGATGCCGGTCGTGCCCGCCCCGGTGTCTCGGGCCGCGGTCTGGACGAAGCTGTAGGCGAAGAAGAGCGCCCAGGTGGCCATGCCGTAGAGCGCCCAGCGGGTGATGCGCAGTCCGCCGAGCAGGCTGGCGGACAGGCCAGCGATGCCCAGCACGCCGAGCACGATGCCCCACGAAGCGGGTGCCCCTGGGTAGGCGAGGGCGCTGGCGAAGGAGGGGCCGGAGAAGCGGGCTCGGCCGCCGATGATGATGATGAGCCCCAGGATCACCGCCGCCGTCAAGGCCAGCCGACCGAGAGCCTGGATGACCCAGGGGGCGAAGTGCACGGGGAGCTTGCTCTCGACGGTGACCCGCTCGCGGGCAGGGAAGGCCATGTCGACGGAGTCTACGCGCGAAGACCCCCCGAGCCGCGACGGGAGGCTCGGGGGGTCTTCGGGTGGAGCTGCTGGTCAGGCCTCCGTGGCGCGGGCCCGCTTGAGGTAGGTGGCCAGCGAGGTGAGGCCGCCAGCCACCAGCGCCCCGACGACAGTCTTCTCGTCGACCGAGTCGCTCACCGCAGCGAGCACGGCGAGACCGGCCGAGGTGCCCAGCCAGGCGCCGATACCGGCGGCGACCTTGGCCACCGGCTTCCACGTCGGCTGGGTGACCAGCGCGTGCCGGCCCATCAGCCCTGGACCGGGAACGCCCGGACGACGCCCTCGACCCGGGCCACCGCGGCGGCGAGGGCGGCGTCGTCGTGCTCGGGCATGGTGTAGAGCGACTGGTAGAAGGTGTAGACGTTGTGCGGGACGTTGAGCGCCTCCTCGGTGACGCCGTGCGCCAGGAGCATCCCCCAGTAGTCGGGGTTCGGGCACTGCCAGAAGATGCCGGGCGCCGCGACGGCGATGGCCCCGGTGCCCTTGTCGGCGCCGGTCCCCTGGGCGGGGTCGGAGCGGAAGGCCTTGAACTTCATCGTGTCCTCTTCCTTCTTCGCCTCGGGGGCGACGTAGTTGACGTTGATCTGCTCGGGGTGGTCCATGAAGAACTGCACCTCGCTGCGGAACGAGGCCCACAGGTTCGCCGCATCGGTCTTCCGGCCGCGCGGCATGGCGCCGTCGAGGTGCCGCGGCATCCAGTCGACGTTGCCGCCGAGGAAGAGCAGGATGCTGGCCACCAGCCGGGGCAGCACCTTGCGCTGCCAGTCCGTCCAGTCGCCCACGCCGGCACACTCGATGCCGAGGAAGTGGCCGTTGCCGTCGGTGACGCCGCGGTAGTTCCACGTCCCGGCGTGCCAGCTCAGGAACTCCGAGAAGACGTAGATCGCCTTCCGGCGGCCGAGGCCGTAGGCCGACAGGCTGTTGACCAGCCCGGTGCGCCCCTCCTTGACCACGTTGTAGTCGGGGTAGTCGTCGGCGGCCTTGTAGGTGTTCGGCGTGCCGGTGTGGTGGATCGTCGGCCCGAGGACCGAACCCATCGACCCCTTCTTGCCGCGGTGTGACGACGGCGCCGCGACGACCTCGACGCCGACGCGCTGGGCCACTCGGACGAGATCCTCGAAGGTGATGCCGTCACGAGCCACGGGGCCCTCCGTAGAACGGCCGGATGGTGACGGACGTCGGGTCGGCCTCGATGAAGGCGTCGTCGACACGCTCGTCGTCGGTGAGATCGGCGCCGGCCCAGCCGTCCTGCGGCGGGTCGACGACGTGCTCAGCCGGCGTGAGCGACGCGATCAGCTCTTCGTCCTGCTCCTGCTCTGCCATCTCGCTCCTCTCGGTCGGGAGCTTCGAGGATAGCCGGTCAGCTGGGGAGGACGAGGGTCTTCCAGTGATCGCCGGCCCAGGTCTCGATGACACCGGCGTTGATCCGGGCGGTGCCGATCTCTACGACCGGCTCGTCGAGTCCGAGCGGTGGGTTGTCCAGCTCGGTGAAGGCGGGACAGGCGCACTGCATCTCGACAGTGCCGGTGTCGCCCTCGCCGCTGATGTCGGCCGCATGGATGACGGCGCCACAGACACCGGCGTGCTGGTCGTGCCCGCAACGGCAGAGCTTCTTCTTCGCCTTCGCCGTGCTCTTGACCTGTCCGGTGCTGCTTGCCTTCGAGGAGGCCATCTCAGAATCCCAACATGATCCAGTTGATGCGGACGATCTGGTTCGGGATGCCGCCGTCGCCGCCGTTGGTGCAGCGCAGTGCCACGGTATTGCCATCGCAGGCCGTGGCCTGGATGAAGCGGATACCTCCCGCGGTGTCGCCGGGAAAGGCGACGAAGGTCATCAGGCCGTTCGGCATGATGTTTCGCGGGAGCGGGATGTAGGCGTAGCTGGCCGCGTTGAGCTGCACGACGTTCGATCCGCCGACGACGACACCGTCGCTACCGATCGAAGGGATCGTGCCAGGCCAGTAAGAGTTGAGCCCGGTGTCGGCGAGCACGGAGCCCTGACTCATCGCGGTACCCCCTTCTGGTCGAACTCGAGGTCCAGCTGGAGGTAGGCGCCAGCGTGCACGGAGTCGCTGCCGGTGTTGAGCTGCACGTTGCCATCAGGGTAGACGTCGATGCGGACCTCCTTGGCGCCATAGCCGCTCGACTGAGAGACCTTGCACCAGCGCAGGAGGTGGTACTGCGGCCGGAAGTTGGGGTCCAGCGTGAACATGATCCGACCGAGGTTGCGCTGGATGGGCTGGACGACCTTGACCAACCCGGTGACGCGCACGGTGCCGGTCGGCAGCAGGCGAGCGCTGACCGGCTCGTACTCGGGGGTGTAGACGACGTTGCCGCCCGGGTCGTCCCAGTCGCGGAAGTAGTTGCGGTCGGTCCAGACGACATGGCGGTTGCCGAACTCGCCCTGCGCCATGAGGAACTGGTTGTCGGAGATCCAGACCAGCGAGGAGACGTCGACGCCGCTGTTGGAGATCGGACCGATCTGGGTGAGCAGGGTGTAGTCGTCGTCGAAGAGGAAGCTCGACAGGTTGATGAGCTGGTGGTTGCCGGCGACGTTCTTGTAGTTCTCGACGTAGACGAACTGGAAGAACAGCGTGCCCTTCGAGCCCATCCCGAAGTACTTGACCTTCATGTACGTGCCGGCGGCGGTGTAGCTCCCGGCGCGGAAGAACAGCGCGGTATCGAGGTAACCCTTGAGCTCGGGAGGGAGGTCGGCGCCGAGGGAGATGCTGTCCCGGCCGTCGCCCTCGACCTTGTCGAAGGGCACGGTGAGGTTGAGCGCCCCGCCGCCGAGCGGGCGGATCGTCCATGCTCCGGTCCACGTGTAGATCGTGTTGCCGGCGTCGGTGTCGATCCAGACGTCGCCCGCGGTGCGGCCGGTCGTGCTCGGCGGGCTGGTCTGCGCGAAGGTGGTGATCTTGGTAGCGACGGCGGTGTTGGCGGTCGTGGCCGTGCTGAGCGCGGTACCGATGCGCTGGTCTTCGGCGACGGTCCAGCTGGTGCCGTAGCGGTACGTCCGGTTGTTGTCGTCGGTGTCGATCCAGAGGTCACCGGCGAGCATCCCGCTGGCGGGCTGGGTGGTCTGGAAGTAGGTGGTGATGCCGCCGATCTGGCGGGCGGTCACGTTGAGCGCGGTGGCGCCGAGGGCGCGCTTCGTCCAGCCGCCGGCGGTGGGCCAGTCGTAGATCGTGTTGGAGTCGTCGGTGTCGATCCAGAGGTCGCCGACGGTGCGCCCCGTGGTGGCCGGCGCCGAGGTCTGGGCGAACACGGTGGTCTTGCTAGCCGCGGTGGTCTGCGCAGCCCCCGCGTTGGTGAGAGCCGTGGCGATGCGCTGGTCAGGAGTCGCCAGCCACCCGCCCGCGGTCGTGCTGGCGTAGTAGACGATGCCGTCGTCGGAGTCGATCCAGAGGTCGCCGTTGACCTTGTAGGTCCCGCCGGTGGGTGCCGTCGCCTGGCGGTAGATGGTGACCTTGGAGTCGGCGGCGGTCTTGGCCTGCCCCGCGAGGGTGCTGGCGCCCGCTGCGGCGTCCGTGGCGGCCTGCGCAGCTGTCGTGGCGTCCTCGGCTGCCTGCAGCGCCTCGGCGATGCCCTGGTCGCGGTAGACGGTCCAGACTCCGGCCGCGTCCGACCAGCCGTAGACGACGTTCTCCGGGGTCTTGAGCCACAGGTCGCCGTCGACGATGGCCTCGGGCTCGTCGGGGCCGTAGAAGACGTGATTGCCGCCGAGCTCGGAGAGGTCGACGTCGAGGTCGTCGGCGGTGACCTGCAGGGCCGAGATCGGGCCGGCGACGACGCTGGGGAGCGAGGTCTTGCCCGGCAGCGTGCGGGCGACGAGGCGGGCGTAGACGTTCGGGCCGACCGGCAGCGGGAAGATGACGCCGCCGCCGCGGGGGCTCTCGATGGAGCGGTACTGGATGGCTGCACCGACCGGGAAAGCTGGGTCGGTGCAAATCTGAGCCTCAACCCGGGAGAAGTCGCCCGGAGCGACGGTCGGCCGCTCGACGAAGTCCCCGAAGCCGGCGTCGGCCGCGGCGAGCTCCCACAGGCCGTCCCAGTCGACCGCCACGCCGCCGATGACGCCGTAGGCAGTGGGCATGGTCGGGGTCGGGGGGATCGGCCCGGAGACGACGACGACGCCGTGCGTGCCATCGAACTGCCGGCCGATCGTCGAGGTGAGCTGGCCGCGGTCGTACTCGTTGATCGAGCCGTCTTCGAGCGAGGAGTGCGCGAGACCCCCACGAGCGCCCGCCTGGCGGCGCAGCTCGACGATGGCAGCTGCGATCTCCTGGTAGCTGTTCATGGCGTCGTGGATCGAATCACGGTCAGGGTGGTCATGTCGCTCTTGCCGGGGGTGTCGGCGCGGCCGACGACGCGGACGTAGCCGTCGACGGTGGCCCAGTCCATCTCGGCGAAGATCGGGTACTCGTCGCCGAGCTGAATGCCTTGCAGGGGAGCGTTCGGGTGGTCGTAGACGTCGAGGGTGTCGATGGTGAGCTGGCCGCGCGTGGCGGCAAGCACCTCGGCGGCGTAGGCGTTGGCCGCGGTCTTCGACTTCTTGGTCTTGTCCTCGACGACCTTGACGCGGCGCAGGCGGCCATCGGCGACGCCAGCGTAACCGCGGACGGCGTCGCGGCCCTCTCCGGCGCCGAGGACGTGCAGCCCGTTGACGTAGTCGGCCTGGGCGACGGAGGGTTCCGTAGCGAGGTTGGTGCCCAGCACGAAACCGGTCAGGTGGCTGCGCCGAGTACCGATGGTCGGGTAGCCGAGGGCGATGTGGACGCCGACCTCGTCGCCGCGCCAGGCCACGTCTTCGCGCCAGTCGAAGGGGGTCGACTTCGCGTAGTCGTCGATCTCCTTGCCGAGATCGGTGGTGTCGTACCAGTTGAGCTTCTTCGGGCCGGCCTCGAAGCTGACCACCTCGCTCACGCCCGGAGAGGTCTCGGCGGTGAACTGCACCTGCTCGAGCTCCTTGCCCACGCGCACCGGGCTCTTGAGCTGGTCGACGGTGACGCCGAGGTTGCCGTTCGGCTGACTCTGCAGGTGCGTCCAGATGTGCCGGAAGATGTCGAGCGGGTCGACCTCGACGAAGTACTGGGCGCCGTCGTACATCATGCCCTGCGGGTAGCCGGAGAAGCCGACGATGTCGAGCTCCCACTCGGAGCCGTTGAAGGTCGGCTTGCGGTAGATCCCGCCGCCGCGCAGCTGTCCATCGGCTTCGGCCAGGATGGCGGTGTTCCACGGCTCGAAGATCGGCCGGCCGTCCTTCTTGAGCCGCTTGATCTCGTTGGTGATGGTCCCGCTCATGGTCGGCGGCGCAGAGAGGTTCCCCGCGATCGAGGTGATGTCGATGTCGAGGTCGGTCTCGACGACCTCGATCGACCCGTCGCCTACGATCCGGGCGGCGAGGTAGTTCCAGTCGTCCACGACGGGTCAGCTCGCCGCTTCGATGAAGTCGATCTCGATGACGACCTGGACGTCGGAGTGCGAGCGCATGAAGCCGCCGCCGTTGCGGCGGACGAACTCGATGTTGCACTGCGCCAGGACGCCGCGCAGGCCGGCAGGCAGGATGACAGAGGAGCCGACGAGGTAGGGTCCGGCCCGGTTGTCGCCGGGGACCTGCTCGTTGATGTAGGTCTCCTTGCTGTAGGCCGAGACCTGCGGCTGGCCGCCGGTGAACTTGAAGCGGAAGGCGCCGTCGAGCGCGGCGTCGCGCACCTGGGCGCCGATGACCCACGCCTTGACCTTGGCGATGGCGGCGTAGTCGGGGATCTCGATGTAGGCGAAGGGGACGTCGGGGTACTTCACCCAGACGTTGTAGTCGGGCCCCGAGTCGTTGGGGGAGTACTGGATGTCGAAGCGCTCGAGGTACTGGTCGCGCCGTGGCCGGGCGACCTTGCGCAGATCGACGATGTTGGTGGCGAGCACCGTGCCGGTCGACGCGGGCCGGTCGATGCGAGCGAGGGCGTAGGCCGAGTAGCCGAGGTTGAGCTCGCTGGCCTTGCGGGTGGTCGGCGGGACCCCGGGGATGATGGTCGGTCGCACGTACTGGTAGTCCGGCGCGTCCTCTTCGGGGATCTCGGGCCAGGGACCGTACTGGGGGTCCTCGGTGCGCACGATGACGAGGTCACTGCGGGCGCCGGTCGAGTCGGTGTCGAGGGTGTCCAGTGTGGTCCGGCGACGCCCGTTGGCGATGTAGGTCTGGTTCCGCACGTTGGCCGAGGCGTTGCGGATGGCGACGGCGCCCGTGTCGATCGCGACGCCGGCACCCGGGACGTCGAGCGGTCGGACGCGGCAGTCGCCGGCGGTGATGACCCCCTCGGCCCCGCCCGTGGAGGCGTAGCCGAGGACGCGCATGATGTCGGCGTCGATGTCGCCGCCGTTGATCGCCCAGGCGACCGGGTCGAACCCGATGTCATCGGCCATGAGTGCGGTCCTCGCGTTCTATCGGACGGATCGTCGGGCGTTGCGCCAGGCTACCGTGACGCTCGCGGCGCCCGAGGGATCGGCGCCGATGAAGGTGATGTCGTGGAAGCCCGGCGGAAGCAGCATCTTCGAGATGCGGGTGATCCGGGGAGCGACTCGCACGCCGCCACCGGAGCGCTTGGTGACCGAGCGAGCCCAGGGCGAGGCGTCGATGGTGACGGGGTCGTCGCTGGCCACCGGCTCTTCGAGCTGCGCGGTCCACTGCGAGGTGACGACCTTGGCGCCAGCGCCGAGCGGGCCGTTGAAGGTGAGCGAGATCGGGGTTGGCTTGGTGCCGCCGATGAGGATGCGGCTCTGGCGAGTCCCGGCGCCGCGGCGAAGTCGGGCCGGCGGCCGAAAGGGGACCCGGAGGCCGCCCGAGGTGTCCTGGGGTGGCGCGACTGCGACCTCTTGCGTCTGCAGCTCGTCGTCGTAGATCAGGGGGTCGACGACGGTGAAGTCGGCGACGACGTCGATGCGTCCGTAGAGGCTCAGGTTGTTCGTCGTGGGCTGCCAGCGCCGCGGCTGACCGTAGACGCGGCGGGTCTGCCCTGCGATCCGGTAGCGCAGAGGCATGACCGTCTCGGGCTGGTCGCGCACCTCGTCGCCCGCCCAGGCGTCGGCGAGCTCGGAGACGGCGTCCCAGGCCTCGATCTCCGGGTCGGCGTCGCCGCCGTCGCCCTGGGCGGTGGTGAACAGGGTGAAGCCCCACGTGGCCGCACCCAGGCGGGTGCGGCCGACGCGGATGCCGTCGCTGACCGGACGCTCCTTGTCCGCGGTGCGCAGCGCCGGGGAGCCGGGGGCGAAGCCGTCCTCCTTGACGGCGACCGGACAGCCGAGCCCGAAGACGACGCCTCCGAGCTCGTACTGCTTCTCCGCGAGCACCGGGTCCATGAGGGGTCAGTCCACCAGGACGACAGGGTGCTTGACCGGGTCGGCCAGCTTGTCGTCGGCGGTCCAGCGCATCAGGGTGAGCTCGCCGACGTAGCCGCCGGCGTTGGCGTAGGCGACGGGCTCGCCGCGGTGCAGGATGCGCGCGATCTTCTCGTGCTCGTCGGTGCGCAGCTCTGCAGTGACCTCGCTGACCTTGTCGACGTCGGTCGTCTTCCACGAGACGACCTCGTGTCCGGTCTCGGCCTGGATCGCGAACAGGTACTCGGGGTTGGCCATGTCGGCTCCTCGTCAGGGGGTCGGGGCGGGGGCGTAGCGGCCACCGTTCGCGGCGACCTTGACCTCGTGCATGATCTGGTCGGCTGCCTCGTGCGGGTTCGCGGCCACCATCGGCAGGGTGAGACTACCGATGTAGGGCCGGTCACCGTCGCTGTTGCCGCCGAGGGAGCCTTCGCGGATCTGCTCGAGCTCGGCCGCGGTGAGGACGGGCTCGGGCTTGCCGGTGGCGTTGAGCACCATCGTCAGGCCCGGGGGGAGGTAGCCGCCCTCGTCGTACAGCGAGGCGTTGACGACGCCGTCTGCGTGCTCGCCGCCCTCGCCGACCAGTCCTCCGTCGGCGTACCAGTTGTTCGCCTTGTGGAAGTTGAGGGCGGCCAGCGGGTTGCCGTACCGGGAGGCGATGTACTGCATCCCGGCGAGCGCCTGCGTGCGGGGGTCCGACGTCCGGGCGTAGCCAGTGCCCCGCCAGGTCGAGTCGAGGAACTGGAAGAGCCCGTAGGCCGTCGACGTCGGGTTGTCGGCGCCGGGGTTCCAGCTGCTCTCCTTGCTGATGAGGGTGGACAGCGCGCTCCACTGCGCTCCGGTGTCCCAGCCGCGCTGGGCGGCGACGTCCTGCACGATGCCTCGGACGGCGGCGGTGTCGGGCTTCTCGATGAGGCGGCCCTTGTTGTCGTCGCCGTCGTTGAACGGGTTGAGGAAGTCGCCAGCGTTGCTGATCCCGTTGCCGATCGAGCTGATGACGTTGCCAGCCGCGTCGACGATGCCGTTCACGAAGTCGAGCATCGGGTCGATGATGTTGCGCGCGAACTCGGTCGGGATGTTGAGCAGCATCTCCCCGATCTGGGTCTTGCCCAGGTCGCCGGCCGCATCGGTGATGATCTTCTGCAGCGTGTCGAAGGGGGAGCTGATGAAGTCCCACGCCGTCTCGTACCAGGAGTCGCCGCCGTCCACCCCCGTGCCCCCGGTCAGCGCGTCCAGACTGGTTGCGCCGACGTGGTTGTGGTCGCGGTGGTCGTCCTGGGTGGCCTGGCTGTAGCGGTGGGGGTCGCCGTTCTTGAGGTTGATCGCACCGGGGGCGGTGTGGATCAGCTCGGACAGGTTCGGGAACGCCGCGGCGAGCCAGTGGTTCATCTCGAGCATCTGGCGCATCCCGGTGGCGTTCGGGTAGGGCATCGCACCGGCGACGTCGATGGCCATCTTGCGACCGTGCAGGCCGGGGTCGCCCGGTCGGTACCCACTGGTGAGGCGGGCCCGCGGGTCGTGCTTGCGGACGGCATCCCAGAGCGGGTCGATCATGCCGCCGTAGGCGAAGCCGGGGAGCAGCATCTCGCGGGGGATGCGGCGCTCGTTGAGGGCCTGCATGAAGTCGACGCCGTAGTAGTCGACGGCGTCGACCTGCTGCATGAACTCGCCGGGGGTAGCCCGGATGAGGACGTTGTCGGCGCGCTTGTGCGGCGCGCTGCCGGGGATCTGCCCACCGACGGCGAAGCCCTCAGGGAGCTTGATCGGGTCGATCCACGTGTCGTCGTCGGTGAAGATGCCGGCGATGCTGTTGATGCCGCCGATCAGGCCGGCGTTGAGCACGGTCTCGACGAGGAACTTGATCGGGGCCTTGAAGACCGCGACCAGCGCGTCCCAGATCCCCTTGATGCCGTCGAAGCTGCCCTGGAAGACGCCCACGAGCCCTTCGACGACCGCCTGCAGGAGATCGAAGACGGGCTTGCCGACGGTGTTCCACGCGGACTCGATGATGCCGAACATCCACTCCCAGCGGTCGACGACGAAGCCCAGGATCGGGCCGATGACGTTCTCCCACAGGAACTTCACGATCGCGATGAAGGCGTCGAAGATCGGCTTGCCGATGAACTCCCAGTACGTCTTGACGAGGTCCCAGAGCAGCTTGAAGCCGATGCCGATCAGCGTCAGGATCGGCTCGACGATCTGCCAGAGCTCCTGCGCGATCGTCCAGATCAGCTCGAAGGCCGGCTGACCGACCCGCTCCCAGGCGTCCTTGACGAAGTCCCACAGGACGCCCCACGCGACCTGCCAGACCTCGAAGATCGGCTTGAGGATGTTCTCCCACAGCCAGCTCGCGCCGGCGGCGATGCCGTCCCAGACTTCCTGCAGGATCGGCACGACCGAGGTCTGGAACCAGTCGACGACGAAGGCGACCCCGGCCTTGATGGCGTCCCAGACGGCCAGCACGATCGAGCGGAAGGTCTCGCTCTGGGTCCACAGGATGACCAGTGCGGCGCCGAGCAGGACGACGCCGAAGACGACGGCGGCGATGGCGCCGAAGGCGAGGATGTTCATCACGCCGGCGACCAGGGCGATGACGCCGTTGAACAGCTGGAAGGCGGTGACGATCGCGAGGATCGCGATGGCGACGGACCCGAGCACGTCGGGGTCCATCTCCTCGATGACCCCGAGGATGGCGTCGAGGACGCCGAGGACGATGGCGCCGAAGGGGGCGAGCGCGACGACGATGTTGCGGAGCGCACCAAAGAGGTTGGAGAAGAACTCGAGGACGGCCGGCGCATTGTCGCGGACCCACTGGATGAAGCCCTGGAAGCCGCTGTTGGGGTCGGAGAACCCGGCAGTCCAGTCGGCCCACTTCTGGGTGATGTCGACGAGTCCACCGCCGAGCTCTTCGGTGAACGGGAACAGCGCGGTGAGGACGTTGCGGATGCCCTCGATGATGTTGCCGAAGATCGCACCCCACTGCTCGACGAAGATCGGCCCGTAGACGTTCATCAGGTCGAAGAAGGCCTGCCACTCGGGGTTGCCGAGTGCCTCACCAGCACGAGCCGCCAGATCACCGAAGGCCTGCGACATCCCACCGACGAAGGTGAGCAGCTCGTCGCCGCTGCCGTCGAGGAAGGACTGGATGCCCTCCTGCACGCCCGGGAGGAGTCCGGCCTGGGCCACGGTGCGCAGCTCGAGCACGTCGTCGCGCAGGCCGTGGATGAAGCGGGCGAACTCCTGCCCCTCGGGGCCGAGGTTGGCGAAGGACTCCTGCAGCTTCTGGTTGGCCGAGCTGCCGATCACGGAGGTGTCGTAGAGCGCCTCCTGGTAGCTGATCTGGGCGTCGACGAGGCGCTGGGTGGCGTCGGCGATGGACTGCGCGGAGTCACGCTGGCTGCGGGCCGCGGCCTCCTGCGCCTCGGCGACGTCGCGGGCGGCATCCTCGACGCCGGTCTGTGCGTCGGCGACAGCGTCGTTCGCGCCAGCCACCCGCTCAAGGGCCTGCTGGTAGGTCTCGGTGCCCTCGATGCCGGTCTCGGTGGCCTTGGCCTGCTCCTCCTGCAGATCGAGGTTGTCCTTGACCGCCTGGTCGTAGGACAGCTGCGCGCGCCGGGCGGCGAGGCTGGCCTCCTCGCGCTCCTCGTAGGTCGCCGAGCCGTCCTGCATCGTGGTGATGTACTCGGCCTGGGCCTGGGCGAGCCGCAGCTGCGCCTCCTCCTCGGACAGCGCCGCACCGCGGGCCCGGAGGGTGAGGTCTTCGAGCTGGTCGGCCGACTCCTGTCGGGCGTCGACGAGCTCGCGCTGCGCGTCGATGGACTTCTCGACGGCCTCGCGGTAGCGCTCCTCGGCGCGGACCTGACCACGGAGGGCGTCGTCGACCCGGCGGCCGGCGTCCTCGGCGGCGTCGTCTGCGGACTGCTGGGCCCGCGCCAGGGCCGTCCGGGCGTCGCGCACGCTGTTGTAGGCGCTGCGCATGGTCTTGGCCGCCGCGGCGGTGTCCTTGGCGGCGTCCTTCTCGACGTCGCCGAGCGCCCCGACGGCGTCGCTGATGCCAGAGAAGCCGAGGGCGAGCACGCCGATGCCGGCGATGCCGACGGCGGCGGCCGGGCCGAGGGCCATCAGGCCGCCCGCGATGGCCCCCAGGACGGGGATCAGGGCCGGGCCGAGAGTGACGGCGCCCAGGATGGCGATGTTGAAGGCGCGGAAGGCGTTGGCGGCGTCCTGGCCGTTGCCGCCGGCGCGGCGGGACTCGTTGCCGACGTCGCGCAGCGCGCCGCGGGCCCGAGCGCTGTCGACGTCCACGTCGATGTCGACGTCCTGAGCTTCCAGCGCCTCGACCATGCCGAAGACGGTGGCCAGCTCGCGGTAGGCCGCGGCGGCGTCGATGCGCACGCCGACGTCGGCGCTCTGGCTGTCCAGCTCGGTGAGCTCGGACATGAGGGTGCGAAGCCGGATGAGCGCCTCGTCGGTGCTCATGTCGACGTTGATCTGGGCGTCGCCGAGGCGGAAGAGCTCGGCGCGGATGGCCGCGATCTTCTGGTTGACGTCGCTGTCGTCGACCTGCAGGTCAACCGGGGGGAGGTCGTCGAGCGCCGCGGCGACCTTAGCCTTGAGCGACTTCTCGAAGGTGCCCATCTTGCGGTCGACCTGCAGGTCGACCTCGACGGTCTCGTTGAGCGACTCGACCATCGTGCGCACGGTCGCGAGCTGGGTCATGGCCTGGGCCGCGTCGACCCGGACCTGGATGCTCTCGGCGTTCTGCTGGATGATGTCCAGCAGGGCTTCCAGCGCGCTGATCGAGGCGACGGCATCGGCCGCGTCGAGGTCGACGCCGATCTTCGCGTCGCGGAGCGCGGCCATCGCGGCGCGGATCTGGCCGATCGCGGCGAGGGCCGGGTCGGTGTCGGCGTCGATCTTGATGGCGTCGATCTCGCGCTGGGCGCCGGCGAGGGCCTTCTTGATCGACTCGGCGAACTTGCCGCCGTACTTCCTACCCGCCTGGGCGCCGGCGCGCTCCGAGGTGCGACCGGTGCGGTCGAGCGCCCGGCCGATCTCCTGCTCAGTGCTCTTACCGGCCTCGCGGCCGAAGCCCTTGGCGTAGTCGCGACCGGAGCGCTGACCGGCAGCGCCCGCCTTCTGGCCGGCCCGCTTCATCCCCTCGTCGAGCGCCTCGCCGACGCCGTCCTTGGTGGCCTCGGCGAAGCCCTTGTCGAACTCCTCGCCGAACGCTCGGCCGTAGGAGCGGGCCCGGCGTCCGATCTCCTCCTGCACTCCCGCGAAGGAGGGGACGACCTGCAGGAAGACTGAGCCGGCGCTGTACGGGGGAGGCATCGCCGGTCTCGTCCTCCTACGTCGTGGTGGTGCTCTCTCGCGGCACTCTACCGACTTCGGCCGCTCTGTCCTTCCACCTGGCGGCGCGCTCCTCCTCGCGCTGCGCTGATGGCGCCTTGACGAACGTCGAAGTAGCCAGCGGGTCGACGACCGCGGTGCCGTCGAGCACGCGGCGGTCCCGGCGGCGCTGGCCGGCCACCCGCAGCTGCGGAGCCTCCTCGGGACGGGGGCCCTCGGGACCGAAGAGGCGGCCCATGAGGTTCTCGTGCTGGGCCATGCGGGTCTGGTGGCGCACGCGGCCGAACGCCGACGTTGGGCGCGGGCGAGGCTTGGTCGGGGGGGTCCGCTTGCCCTTGGCCGAGTTGACGGCGATGGTCACGTCGCGCAGAGCGCCGAGGGCGTCGGCGATGTCGTCGAGGCGCTGCTCGATCGAGCCGTAGTAGACCTGGCTGACGCCCTTGGCCGGCTTGAGCCCCGCCTCGACCATCATCTTGACGTGGTCGTCGTTGTTGGCGATGGCCGCGTTCGTGTGGCAGTTGGGCGGCAGGTGGTCGATCAGGTTGAGCAGGCGTCGGACCTGCCGGGTGCGCCAGAGCTCGACGAAGGACGGTCGCGTCCCAGGGAGCGTGTCGAGGTCGTACTCGATGGCGTCGCGGTAGTGCTCGACGAGGTAGGCCAGGCGCTCGACGGAGTTCGGCGTGCCGAGGCCGTGGTGGGTCATCCAGTCGTCGCGGAGACGCTCGATCTGCCAGATGGTCAGGCGGTGCCCTTCGGCGAGCTGCAGCACGAAGAGGATCGGGTCACGGATCACGCGGACGAGCTGGCTCCAAGACAGCTCCGCTGGGGCGACCAGGGTGTGGTCCTGGCCGCCCCAGCGGTAGATGAACTGGCCGCCAGCCTCCGCTTCGAGGGCGTCGACGGCGGTCATCGGTCAGCGCTGGCGCTGGCCCCGGCGCTGGCCGATCTTGTAGTGCGCCTTGTAGTCGTCCATGAGGATGTTGATCTTCCACCCCGGGACCTTGAGCGCCTTGAACGCCTCGTAGTCGTCCTCGGACAGCGTCTTGAACATGAACTCGTCGCCGTCGCCCTCGATCCCGCCGAGCTCGTCCCAGGGGAGGTCGTGCACGGCGGCGAAGACGAACTCCCGGCCACCGGCGACGGCCACGAAGGGCTCGACGTCGATCTCGGCCGGCTTCTGGACTTCGTCGAGGTTGGTGTGCACCCGGGCGGCGGGCTCGGGCGTGGAGGCGGTGGTGCTGCGGGACTGGGCTGCGCGGGCGGCCATGATGGGCTCCTTGGTACTCAGGCCGACGTGGTGTCGGTGTCACCCGAGTCGCCGGTCGGCGTCTCGGTGGTCTCGGGGGCGGTGGCGGCGTCAGCGGTCTCGCCGGACGCCGCGGCGGCCTTGGAGGCGTTCTCCCGGCGGGTCTTGGCCGCCTTCTGGGCCGCCTGCTTGCGCTTGTCGGTCTGCTCGGTGGCCGCGGCCTCGGCGACGACGGCGTCGGCCGGCGGGGTCGCGGTGCCCTCGGCCTTCGGCTCGCGGTAGCCGGCCGCAGTGAGGTTGACGTGGTCGGCCTTGGTCACCGCGAGGCGCTCGGCGCCCGTGGTCAGGTGCTTCATCGTGACGGGCTCGGCGAGGTTGCGGGAACCGCGGGACATGACGTCTCCTGGTGATCGAGGGGAGGGGCGCAGGCTAGGAGAGTAGTGCTGGCGGCCGGGGGACGGCCCGCGCGGCGCCCCCCGGCCGGTCAGACACCGGCCCGGCCCCGGGTGAGCGGGGCCGGGCCGGGGGATCAGGGAGCGAGCGGGGTGAAGCCCATGTCGGCGAGCATCCCGTTCCAGCCGGGGCCACCGAAGTGCCACGACTCGGAGTAGCCGAGCTCGTCGTCGAGGTAGGCGGTCATCGTGGTGCCCCACGTGATCGCGTTGTCGCCGTCGGCGAAGGCCTGCTCGGGGAACCCGGTCGGCTTCGCGTTGGGGAAGAAGCGGGCGATGTAGACCTCGCCGTACTCGGAGAGGTCGACGGCCAGGCAGAGGATCTGCCAGTACTTCGCCGTCGGACGCGGGGGCTTGCGCAGGATCAGCTCGCCCGAGGTCGGGCTGACGTCGCCCGGGTCGATGGAGATGCCGGTCGCCATCTCGAGCGTCAGGAGCTTGGTCTCCTGGGCGTTGATGGTGACCGTGGTGGTGTCGTTGGTGATGTCCGACCGGGTCGGGGTCACCGAGCCGAAGCTGGTGATGTCCGACGTGGAGACGTCGCGACCGAAGGCCATGCCCTCGCCGGTCAGGTAGCCCAGGTCGCTGTAGCCCGCCGGCGGGGTGAGCAGGAGACCGCCGGCGCCGCAGATGGCCTCGATGGGGTCGGCGGTCCGGCGCGCGACGATCGCGGAGCCGTCGAGGGACTTGCGGATGAGCTGGTTCTGCTTGGTCTTGAGCGCGTCGTAGTTCGCGACGGTCACGGGTGCGGTCATGGTCTGCCTTCCGGGTCAGTCACCGTCGCGCGGTGACGGCATAGGACGAGTAGTACCGACGCACTCCGGCGTCGGCCCACGGTACCGTGTGCGGACTCATCTGCGAGACCACGGTGTCAAGGGACTCGCCGACGAAGGGCCCGCTGGCCACCCGCAGCAGCCGACGACCGAGCAGCATGGCGTCGATGTCGAGTGCCAGGTCTTCGGCAGCGTCGTCGGTGAGAGCGAAGACGTCGAAGTCGAGGATGGCGCTGATCTGGTTCTGCGTCGTGCGGCCGGGGAGCTGGCCGACGCGGACGAAGCAGGTCTGCGCGACGAGCAGCTCGCGCAGGTTGTCGGGGGTCTCGGTCTTGACGCGCAGCACCTTGTCGACCGTGCCCAGCCGGTCGGGGAACTCCTGCCGGAGCAGGGCCATCGCGATGCGGCGCAGCTTCGGCGCGCGGTCGACGGTCATGCGGGCTTGACCTCGGCCGGCGGCACGACCTGGGCCGCGGCCTTCGCCAGCGTGCGGCGGGGCTCGCTGTAGCCGCCCTGGGGTCGCGGCTGTCCCGCGGTCGTGCCCTGCGACCGAGTGCCGGAGCCGAACTCCTCGACGGCGTGCAGCCGGTCGTTGCCGACGACCTGAGCCGTGGCGCGGGGGTTGCCGGCGATGACGATCGGCTCGTGGGCCTCGGCGGTGTACGGGTCGCTGCTGATCTTCTGGTCCGCGGTCGCCAGTGCGGCGATGTCGCGAGCGCCCTCCTCGGCGACGTCTTGGATCTGCTCGGAGAGCATGAACTGGCCGAAGTCGCCAGCCGCCATCCGGCCCTCGTCGTCAGGACGGAACCGGGCGTTGCGGACGTAGCGGACGTTACGCGCTGGCATTCCGGCTCCCGACTCGCGTGAGGTAGACGATCTGGCCCTTGCGAGCGAAGTCGCCGGGCTGGCCGTCGACCTCGTACTCGTTGCCGCGGACCTTCATGCGTCCCAACGGGTTGACCATTGGGGTCTCGGCGCCAGCGGGGATGTGCACGCCGAAGCCGGAGATGATGACGGTGGTGCCCTGTTCGTCGCTCTCCCGGGGCCAGACGCGGCAGCGGGGGATGTCGATCCAGCTCGGCGCGGGCCCGATGGGGTCGCCGACCTCGTCGGTGTCCTGCGGCGCCCGGTACTGGACGGTCTCCCGCTGCATCAGACGACCGGGTCGGTCATGGCGTACATGGCGAGGGCGTCGCTGGTGTTGGCCATCGCGAGCGCGTTGCCCTCGGTGTCGCGCAGGAACAGCGTGCCGCCGCGGCGCCGGCGGGCGGTCTCGACCGGGCCACGGGTGGTGGTCAGGGTGCGCAGCCCGCCCCAGCTGGTGCCTGGGTCGACGGCGCCCTCCTCGGCAGCGAGGCGCTCGAGCACCTCGATCTGGGTGGGCATCAGCTCCATGTTGTGCACGACGGCGTCGATGTACCGGGAGTTGAGGACGGAGACGCCCTCGCTGATCGCCCCGTCGGGGTGCTCGTAGTAGTTCTTCGCGACGACGATGCCGATGAGCTTCGCGGCGTCGGGGATCGTGGCCGCCGTCCACCCGCTGTGGCCGTGGTCGCGGAGCAGGATCGTCGTGCCCCACAGGATGCCGAGGGCGAAGACATCGCCGTCGAGCGCGCCGGCGGACTGCTGGGTCCACACCTCGAGCTCCCGCACCGAGACCAGGAGGTCGGCGGGGTCGTAGATGGGCTCCGGCTCGGTCATGGCGCAGAGCGTACCGGCTGGACGACGACGGTGACCTGCTGCTCCTCGTCCATGTCGCGCCAGGCGGCCAGGGGGAGCAGCAGCACGGTGGCCTCGCCGTCGGCCGGCCGCCCGGCGAAGTGGGCGTGCGTCGAGCTCTCTGCGATGAAGTCGAGCACCTCGGTCAGCACGGCCGATCAGCCTAGACGACGAAGCCCCGCCCCTCCGGGTGGAGAGGCGGGGCTCGTCGGTGGAGCTGGCGGGATCAGGCCGCCGCGGCGCCCACGTCGATCGTGCGGATGGGCTCGTAGTCGGTGTCGAGCGCACCGAAGTCGGAGCCGACCAGCTTGACGCCGCGGACGTTGTAGAGCCCGCGGTTCGGGTCGTCCTCTTCCAGCAGGTCACCGGCGAACTGACCGGTCAGCTGCCGCTCGTCGCGGATGCCCGACAGGCCGTGGAAGGTGTGCACCACGGAGGCGTCGGACAGGTAGTCGGTGATGTACTGGGTCAGCCAGGTCACCGCGTACCCGCCGCGGGTGCGAGCCCGAGCGCCGTTCTTGATCGACGGCGCCAGCGCCGGAGCGACGTTGGCGAAGCCGGCCCAGCTGGGGTGCAGGAGGTAGCCCGCCCCCTCGGCGATGAGGTCGGTCTGGATGACCGGGATGCCCTGCAGCCGGCCGATGATCGACTCGCCGAACATGGTGTTGGCGGCCGGACCGGACAGGGAGTAGTCGTTCATCCGGCGCGAGGCCTCCCAGTGGGCACCGATGCCGGCGCCGACGAGGAAGAAGCGACCGCGCTTCGGGGCGACCTTCGAGGCGTTGAGGACCCGCTTGGCCTCCGCGCCGACCCGCAGGGGGTCCGACGCCGAGGTGAAGGTGACCGAGTTCTTGAACGGCTCGTTGGCGAGGCCGGTCGCGATGCGGTTCTCCATGCGGGTGTCGACCGCCTGCACCTGCTCGGCCAGCACGTCGGTCGCGAAGGTGATCTCGTCGAGCGTGTAGTGCTCGGCGGTCAGCTTCGTGGCCGACACGGTGTGCGTGTCGAGCTTGCAGGGGATCGAGTCCTCGCGCTGCGCGATGTCGTCGTACTGGATCGGCGCCGTGCGGGTCCGCCACTCGTAGTCCCGCGCGACCGCCATCGCCCCGCGGATGCGGAGGTTGACGGTGTCCCCGAACGAGCCGATGAAGTTGGCGTCGGGGATGCGGGTCACGAGGTTCGGCAGGACCGTCTCCCGCTCGAGCATCCCGAGGAAGAACTCGACGACTCGTTCCTTCTTGACCTTGAGTACCGCCACTGGTGAAGCCTCTCTGTGTGATGTGGTCGCGATCGGCCACCGGGCGGTCGGCCGGGCGAGTTGCTACAGACGCGGGATGAGACCGATCAGGTCTCCCACCGGCTTCTCCCCGCCGCCGTTCGGCTTCGGGTCGAGGGGGTTGTGCACCGTGCCCCGCGGCTGCTGGTGAAGCGGGTTGTCACCGAAGTCGTTGTGGTCGTCGACGTCGTCCTCGTCGTCCTTCGGCTTCTCGACCGCCGGCTTGGCGCCCGGGATGCCGAAGGTGTCGACGAAGGTCTTGGCCGACGCCTCGGCCTCCTCCTTGGTGGTCCCCTGGATGAACCCCGCGAGGGTCATCGCGGCCTTCGCGGTGATGTCGTCGGACACCGACATGGCGGCAGCGAGTCGAAGCTGCTGCACCTCGGGGGTGACGGCGCCGGGGGCCGGCTTCGCCTTCTCCGCGGCGAGCTCCTGCTCGAGTCGCTGCGCCCGCTGCTCCGCGGACTCACCCTCCTGCGCCTTGGCGGCGAGGGTGGCCTCGGCAGTCGTCGCCCGCGTCACAGCAGCATCCCGCTCCTGCGTCACGGTCGCCTTCTGGGTGGTCAGCGTGTCCTTGTCCACCGACAGGTCGTAGATGAACTTCTGGGCCTTGTCCTCGTCGAAGTCCGGGTGCTTGGACTTCCAGTCGGTCAGCCAGGTGTTGAAGTCGGGCAGCGCCATCCCGGTCACCGTCCCTTTCTGTTCGTGCCGACCCATCCCGGTGTCGGCGTTGTACTACGGACTGTAGAGGATCAGAGCCCGCAGAACGTGGAGGGTCAGAGGCCGTTGACGGTGGAGCGGTTCTTGCCGGCGCGCTCGGCGTCGAGGACCCGCTTGCGCTCGTCCTCGGTGATGTCGCCGGCGAGGTAGGTGTTGACCTCGGTGACGCTCTTCTCGGACGGGTCGAAGGGCGTGGCCTGGTCCCCGGCCGGCTCGTCGTCGTCCTCGTCGTCGTCACCGTCGACGGGCTCGCGCTCGACGCTGGTGGTGGCGGTCGGCATCGTGGCACCGGAGTCGCCGGGCTCGGTGCCGCTCGCGCCGGCGAGGGCGTAGCTGCCGACGGTCTCCGGGTTCTTCATCGCGACCGACCGGGCGGCGTTGGCCGTCTCGGACTTGGTCGGGACGGCACCCTGGGAGGTCTCGACGAACTCGCCGGTCTCCGTGCTGTGGAAGAGGCCGAGCTGCGGCTCGTTCTTCGACTTGAGGATGTCGTCGCCGAGGCTGGTGACCGGCGGGGGCGTCCGGTCGTTCCAGTCGTCCTTGATGGTCAGGTCGGGGTACTTCGTGCTGGGCACGGTGTTCTCCTCGCGTCGGGGTGAGCCGGCCACCGGCTCCCGCGCAGCATACCGACGTCAGGGCATGGCGGCGTTGCGCTCGCGCCAGCGGCGCCGGAACTCTGCGACCGCGGCGTCGCCCCGGACGTCGCCGAGGTCTTCCCAGAGTGCGGAGGCCTCGCGGGAGAGGTTCGTCCACTCGGCCTCGTCGCGGGTGTAGACCGGCCGGAGCGCGCCGCCGCACTCGTCGTGGACCTTGTGCTTGCCGGGTCCGGTGAAGCGGGCGTCGGACTCGTCGAAGGAGTCCTCCTTGTAGACCGGGCCGCGGGAGCAGAGCATGGCGCACCAGCCGCAGCACTTCGCGCGCTCGATGCGCTGGAAGCCCAGCGCGCGGCGGTCGCTCTTGACGACGGTGTCGACGAAGTCCCGGCCGCCGTCGTGGGTGTGCCGGATCGCGGCCTGGCCGACGCGCTGCCGCGCTGCGGCCATGACCGAGCGGGTCATCTCGTCGACGGAGGCGTTGCTGCGGTCGATGTCGGCCATCTTGCGCAGCAGGTCTTCGCGGGTGCTCTCGTCGGCGTCGGCCAGCGCGGCGAGGTTCTCCTGGCGGCCGGGGATGCGCCCGAGGTCGTAGCCGGTGGCGACCAGGCCGACGTAGGTGAGCGACTTCCTGATCTTGGCGAGGTTCGGCGCCGGCACCTGGGGCATGACGAAGCTCGGGTCCGGGCCCAGCTGCAGGTCGCGGATGGACCGGACGTAGCTGTAAGCCAGCAGGGCGGACCGCTCGCGCCGAGTGGTGATGAGGCTGAGCGCCTCGTTGAGCCAGCGCACGCCGGTCGTGGCCAGGTTGCCCGGATCGACCTGCTCCCAGGTGGCGTTGAGCGCGATGAGCAGCGCCGCGGCGTTCGCGGCCTGGTCGAGCCGGTGCTGCTCGTCCAGCTCCTCGAGTTCGGCGGTGGTCGCCATCAGGCGCCGGCGCCCTGTAGCTGCAGAAGTCCGCCCTGGGCCTCGATCTCGGCCATGAGCTCGTCGATCACGCCGCCGCCGATGAGCTTCTTGGCCAGCTCGGTGTCGCCGTCCTTCCAACCGGGGACGCGCTGCCAGAGCATCTCGACGGGGATCTTGAGCTGGCTGGCCAGCTTGCCGAGCGCGTCGGCGGCCTGGGCCAGCGAGCGGGTCTCGGGGTCGCGCCAGTCGGCCATGAGGTCATAGGCCGCGGCGTCCTCCGGGCGTCCGAGCAGCAGGGAGTTGAGCCGGAACTGCTGCTCCCAGCTCTCGCCGTTGCTGGTGCGGAACGCGCCGGACTTGCGGATGAGCCCGGCTTCGGCCGCGGCGAGCGACTCAGCCTGCAGGTTGGCCGAGAGGCCGAGAAGGTGGTGGGGCGGGGTCTGGGAGACCGCCGACAGGGTGCGCAGGTCCGCGGCCTCGGAGGCGATGAAGCCGGCGAGGTCGGTGGCGTCCAGCGTGCCGAACTTGGTGTCCTTGTCCTTGGCCACGAGGATCTGCTCGATGGCCAGCCGGAACTTCTCCTGCTGCTCCTGACCGGCGGGGAGCTCCATGCCCGCGATCCAGCGGACCTTCCACGCGCCGAAGCGCTGGACGATCAGCCGGTCGAAGGTGTCCTGGTCGATGCGGCCGAACAGCGGGATGAGGGGCTCGATCTCGCCGGTCGCCTTGCCGTCGAGGTCGATGCGGTTGGTGTACCGCACGATCGGCGTGACGCCGGAGGGATGCTCGACGTAGCTGACGTAGGTCCACTCGTCCTCGCTGCCGCCGCGGTTGATGCAGCGGAGCTGGTGCACGGCGGTCTCGTCCCAGAGCCAGACGTTGTAACCGTCGGGGTCCCCCGGGCGTCGACCGCGGGTGGGCTCGGCGCGGATGCCGAAGAGCGGCCACTCGTCGTTCTCGTCGTCGTAGAAGCAGGCCATCCGGCGGGCGCTGTGGCCGCGCATCTTGACCGACGCCCGGTTGCCGAAGCCGATGCGGGACGGCATCGAGCTGACGTAGGCGAGGCCGTGCTCGATCTCGGCGCGGTAGAGCGCGTCCTGGCGGGCGTCCCAGCCGTTCTCGCGCCAGATCCGCCAGGCTTCGAGCGGGGTCGTGCTGCCGGTCCGCCGGACGTTCTCGAGGAAGAGCGTCTGGGCCAGTGAGGTGACGATGAGCGGGGCCCAGGGCGACCGGGCGAGGCCGGCCACCTGCCGGTACTCGTCGTTGACCTCGCTCTCGCCCTCAGCCGGCATGTAGACGTGGTCGTTCGGGTCGTCGCCGCCGTCGCCGGTCATGCCCTGGCGGGCGTCGGCGTACTCGTCGACCTCGGAGACCCGATCGAACTGGGCGAGGACCGACTCGAAGTACTCGCGGACGAGCGTGATGACGGAGTCAGGACGCATCACCCGTGGCATGGCGGCCATCGTAGCCGGACGAGGGCCGCAGCTCAGTAGACGACGCCGCTGCGGACCGGCTCTTGCACCATGCCGAGGTTGAGGACGACCTTCGCGAGCATCTGGCCGAGGATCAGGCCGACGCCGAGGTCGATCTTCTTCGGGGACTCGCGCCCCTCCTTGCGCACCGAGACGCCCCACTTGTTCTCGGCGCGGCGGGCGTTCTTGAGGTGCTCGAGCAGCGCGGGGTGTCCGTCGTGGAGGAAGCGGGGGAGGTAGGTGCCGAAGTCGTCCTGCACCATGATCGCGTCGTGGACGACCATCGCCGCGGCGGTGAACTCCTCCTGGCGCTGCGGGCTGGTCATGTCCCACATGCACATGCTGACCTTGTGGCCGGACTGGACGGCCCAGAAGCGCTTGTCGATGCGCTCGCTGTACTTCCGGTGCCAGCGGTCGAAGTAGGGGTCCCAGTACATCTCGGCTTCGTTGCTGTCGTCCTTCGCGTGGCTGGGGTCCCCCCAGAAGGCGACGATGTTGAAGCGCTCGAAGGCCTCGTCGACGCGGGCGCTGACGGCCTCGCGCGGGATGAGGTACTTGCTGGGCTTCTTCGGGTCGCGCTTCGAGCGGTCCTGCCAGATGCCGATGACGAAGCTGTAGCCGTCGGAGAGCCGGGTGCCGTTGAGCACCGTGGCGTCGTCGGTCTTCGAGCCGTCGAAGGTCATCACGACCGGGTCGGTCGGGCTGACGATGTTCCAGCCGGCGCGCAGCGCGTCCCCCTCGCTGCGGCGGGCCCGCTCGCGCTCGCCGCGGACGAGCTCGTGCACGCCGGCGTCGACGGCGAGGTGATCGACCCAGGCATCCTCGTCGGCGACGATCTGGTTGAACCAGAAGCGCCGAGAGGTGCTGATCGGGTTGTTCTTGTCGAGGATCGAGTCGACGATGCCCTCGACGTCGAGCCAGCTGGCGTCGCCTCGGACGGCGCTGATGATCGCGGCGATGTAGGCCTTGATCTCGGCGTCCTCAAGTTCCTGGCCCTCGAAGTCGTCGTCGGCCGGCGGGACGTAGTCCTTGGTGCGCATCCGAGGCGGCATCATGCCGGCGTCCTCAGGGGCCTCGATGGAGTCGTAGAGGCGGCGGGTCTTGATGGCCAGCCCCGCCTCCTGCTCCTCCCAGGTCTCGCGCTCGGCCTTGGCGACGGAGGTCTCGGAGGGCTCGTAGGCGTTGGTGATCGACAACGTGCGCGCGGCGCCGCCCTTGGCCTTCGTGGCGTTGCGGGTGATGACCGCGGCCATCTCGAGACCGCGGTTGTGGCTCTGCCAGTGGTGGGTCTCGTTCTTGATGACGAAGGTCGGCCGGCCTCCTTCGAGAGCGGCCGGGTTGCTGGTGACGGCCTGGATGCGCCGGCCGCCGCGGTGGGAGGTGATGAGGGTGGCGCCGAAGGAGTGCGCGTTCATCTGGTGCGCCTTCTGGCACGCCATCGAGATCATGTTCGGGAACAGCGTCATGGTGTTCTTGGTCTGCTCCTGCGTGACCGCAGCGACCTGAATCCATGCGTTCGGGTTCTCGACGGCGTAGGGGTCGCCGACCACCAGCCCGCGCTCGGGCATCGCCTTGGCGGCCCAGCCGGCGAAGCGACAGGGCCCGAGGAACTCGATGCACGCGATGATCGCGACGAGGGGGTCCTTGCCCCACCCCTTGAGGCGCTGTAGGACCCCCTCGCGGTAGGCAAACCGGCCGTTCTCGTCAACGGCGTACCACCAGAGGATGAAGCGCACCTGCTCCGGCGTGAGGATCAGCTCGTCGCCGTCGAAGCCGTGCAGGTTCTCCCGGGCCCACTTGAGGGCCTGCCAGCCGATCGTCCACTTCGGGAGGACGAAGTTGCCGTCGTCGTCCTTCTGCCAGGTCGGCCCGTAGTAGATGGGCTCGACCTCGAACTCGAAGACGGGGTCGAGGACGGCGGTCACCGGCCGATGCTACTGCTGCGCGAGAGCGGCGACGATGCCGTGGAAGACGGTGTCCTTCGCGCGCTGGTCGGCCGGCAGGTCGTCGTAGTCGACGAGGCAGGGGTGCGTCTTCGCGTCGGCGTCCTTGACGTCGCCGTACACCCAGCCCTCGCGGAACTTCGAGTCCATCCACGACTCGTGCAGCTGGCGCGGGGTGGCGCCGTCCATCGCGGCCATGACCCCCTCGACCGCGCTGCGACGCTGCCACTCCGGCGCGTCGTCCCAGGGCGGGGAGACGGCGGGGTCGTTGGTCTCGATCTGCAGGGCGCGGTTGGCCTCGTGGCAGACGCGGGCGATGGCGGTGGGGGTCATGGCGCGATCTTACGGCTGAGCACCGGCGCCGACGAGCATCCCGCCGGTCTCGGAGTTGCAGCCGCCGCACGCCGGCCGGATGTTGTCGCGAACGTACCGGCCGCCCAGCACGCCAGGCAGGATGCGGTCGGCGGTGACCGACTGGCCGGGCGCCTCCGGGTCCTCGTCCTGCAGCAGCACGACGTGGCAGCGGTAGCAGCACACCAGCCCGGTGCCGTCGGGCAGCCGCCAGCCGAAGGTGTCGACCAGCCAGCGGCGCCGGGCGGCGCGGGCGTAGCTGCTGCCGCGGGCGTTGCGGTTCGTCGTGCCCCGCGGGTGCAGTGCCCCGCTCACCCCAGCTGCCAGGAGGCCGCGACCCGGCGGCCGATCTTGGCCTCCATCGTCTCCACGTACTCGCCGATCTTGGAGATGATGTCCGGGTCGCCCATGAACTCGAGCGCGGCCACGTTGAGCGCGACGTCGCACTCCGGGCAGAGCGGACGCTGGACGTTGTCGTCGGCGCACGCTCCCCAGGTGGCGTAGGCCTGCCGGCCGCATCCGGCCCGCGAGCACATCAGCCGGGAGATCCCCGCGGCGGTGTACGGGGGCCGGGTGGCCGGGCGCCCGCCGCCGAACTGCGCCGGGTCGGTCTTCACCCCGTGCACACGGGCGCCGCGGCCCTCGTCCTTGCTCACCGCCACAGCTCCCGCCACGCCACGGCGACGCCCTCGACGACGGTGAGCACCGCGCCGGCCAGCGCGGTGACGACGGCGAGCGGGACGATCACCGGGGCGGCCAGCACGCTGATCCCGATGACCTGCGGCGCGGTGCGCCACCAGCCGGCGCGGCGGGCCGGGTTGAACAGGGCGCCCCACCGCACGCCGACCCAGTAGAGCCACCGCAGGGTGTCCCAGACGCCCAGCTCGCCGAGGATGCGCCGGAACATCCCGTCCACGCTGATCGAGTCGAGCACCGGACCCTGGCGGCGGCCGGTGTGCACGTCGTTGAGCGCCTCGCAGCCGACGTCGTGCACCAGGAACGCCCGGCCGCCCTTGCCGATCTGGCTCAGGATGGCCCGGACGACCCACGGCACGGAGCCGAAGTCGGTCTTGAAGCCGACCGGGATGTCGACGACGTCGGCCCCGTGCTCGGGGCTGCCGACGTACTGGCGGTGCTCGAGGACGACCCAACTGCCGTCGGGCAACAGGCAGACGGGAACGGCGTCGTCCGGGCGGAAGCTCACCGGGTCACGATCCCGACGATCTGGTCGCCGACGAAGACGGTGAACCAGGCGGTCAGCACGATGGCGAGCCAGAGGGCGATGTACTCGCCCGGCTTGCGCCTCACAGCGGGATGTCCACGACGAGGCCCTCGTCGTAGGTGGCCCGCAGCTCGAGCGTGCCGGAGTCGGTGAGGTCGAGGAACTGGGGCTCGGAGGTGTGCGCGACGACCTGCACGCACACGAGGTCGTCGTCTTCGAGCAGCTCGCGCAGCTTCGGGCAGTAGGCCAGCGCGAGCCGGGCGCACCGCGGGTGCAGCACGCCGTTGTCGATGGAGGTGATGATGCCGCCGTCGGCCGGCTCGATGGTGTCACCGGGCATGAACCGCCCGCCGTTCGGCCCGGTCGGCGGGTTGATGAGCAGGAGCGCGTGCTCCTCGGCCTGGAACCCCAGCCCGCACACCGCGCAGACCCCGCCGCTGGCGCACGCGGCGAGCCGGGCGCTGTCGGTTTTGGCCAGCGCATCCCGGGGCGAGAGCCAGGGGATCGGCAGTCCGTTGTGCCGCGGGCGGGGCCAGCCGGCCTCGGTCAGCGCCCCGTCGTCGGCCCGAGCGGCGTCCATCGTCGCCCGGACGTCGCCGGCGGCCTTGAGCTCATCCATGTCGGACCTCCGCGGTGCTGATGGACACGATCCGCGCAGGGCTGGCGGCGTGCTGTTCTGCGATCTCGGCCGCAACAGCGCGCGACCGCTCCCGCAGGTCATGGTCGAGCCAGAGGTGGGTCTCGTCGAAGACGAGATAGTCCGGCTGCAGGTGTGCTCGGATGCGTTCGAGGGTGCGCTGACGCTCGACCTGGGTGGGCACGTCCGGCTCGCGCCACTCGATCGCCTCGAAGCGGCCGGCGTAGTGCCGCTCCATCAGGCCATCGAGCGCGTGGCCGTACATCGCGGCCATCTGCCGGTAGGCGTCGGCGATGGGCATCATCGACCGCTGCATCAGCTCGGCGTAGGTGGCATCGGGCACGCTGTTCGCCTGCCAGATGGCCCAGAGCTCCTCGGCCGAGCGGGACTCCCACGGGCTGTCGTCCGCAGCGGTGGCCGGCGACCAGCGCGCGGCGTCGGTGCCCCACTCCCAGTCGTCGTCCTCGTCGAGCAGGTCGTCGACGTCGTCGAGGAAGTCGTCGACGTCCCTCACGCCATGCCCCGCAGATCGAGCCAGTGCACCGGGTCGGGCATCTTGCGCGTGCTGCGGTCGAGCACCTCGCGCATGGTCACCGGCGACGTCAGGGCCCGCGTCTCCGCGGTGCCCACCAGCAGCACGGTGTCGATGCGCATCCCCTCGACCGAGCGCACCGAGGTGTCCCCGATGCACCGGACGTCGCCGTTGGGCAGCCGGAGACGGCGCCGGAAGGCCTCGGCCTCGGCCACGGTGCCGCCCCAGATCACCAGGAAGCCCCGGCGCCGGGGCACATCGCGGTAGCGGAACACCTCGACGATCTGCGGCTCCGGCCGACGCCGGCGGAACAGCCTCACGACGCCTGCCCGCCCTGCAGCAGCTCGAGCCGGGTCGCCACGACGGCCTCCTCGGTCGCCGCGCTGCTGACCGTCTCGGCGAACTCGCCGAACAGGGTGACCTCCTTGTGGATGCGCAGCCGGTTCGCTTCGCCGAAGCCCAGGCTCTTCATCGCCTGGTTGAACGCGGCCAGCTTGGAAGCCTTCATCGGGACGAGCTCGAAGATCGGCTCCCCCGGGACGACGTCCTGGTCGATCGGGTCCCAGACGGAGTCGGAGATCCCGACCACCTGGGGCTTCGTCTCCCGGTCGATGTCCTCGATGAGCAGCTCGATCCACGCCCAGTCGCCCGACGTCAGCCACGCCACCGCGGGGTCGGTCTTGAGCCCCTCGTACAGCCGGGTGGCGATGCGGCCCCAGTGCGCCTCGGGGTGCTCCTTCGACCAGCCATCGACCTCGGCCTTCGTCGGCGGCTCGGGCGCCCGCGGGCTCAGGTCGATCTCGAAGGGCATCGCGGCCAGCGCCTCGGTGTCGAGCTTCCAGATCGGGTGGTCTGGCTCGTTGGTGCGCCGGCGCTCTTCGCTGCGCAGCGGAGGTGGTCCGAAGTCACCCATGTCCTGCCTCCTGCTTCTCCGACGCCATCCCGGTCGCCGGGTCTTGAGGGTAGATGGTGACCGACGTCTTGTCGGCCTCCGTGCGGACTTCGAGGTGCCGCCGCGCCGCGGCCTGGTGCACCATCGCGCGCATCGAGACCGCGCTGCAGGTGAAGTCCCGCTCGCGCCGCAGGATCACCCCGGCCGGCTGAGCGAAGATCGCGTCCCAGTCGCGCCGCTTCTTCTTCTCCGGGTCGGCCGGCCGGATCTCGAGGTACTCGACATCGGCGTGCACGGTCGTCCGGGTGGAGATGCGGACGTCTCGCTTGCGCGCCTCGGTGATGGCCTGCTGCTGCACCGACGCCGCGGTCACACCCGGGAAGTGCTCGGTCTGGCTGAGCACGTAGCGCGTCTTCCCGTCGAGCCAGCTGTCCCAGGGGTACTTCGGCGGCCGGCCGCGCCGCGTCATCGGGGCACCACCGGGCCGCTGGCCACCGCCTTCGGGCTCTCGTTCGTCATGGCCGGTGACGCTAGCGGACAATATTTAGAAGTGCAAGCCTCAAGTGTCATGGTGGGTGTCATGGGTCTGACCTGCGAAGACGCCCGAACATGACGCCGGATGACGGTCTGACGTAGATAAAAGGTCAACGGGCCATGAGGTTGAGAGGCTCCTGAGTGCTAGATACTGATAGTGCTGCATATTATTAGCGACTCATATGTATGTGCCTATTTATCTATGTCATACCTGTCATATGTAATAAATAAAGAGGTGTATCTATGGCTTGACCAGGCCGTTTAGTGATTGAGGAAACATGACAACGCTGATGACAGGCCGCCCGATACTCGTCATGGACGTCAGAAGCTCTAGATACAAATCCCGCCGGCCTTGATGATCTTGTTCCGAAGTTCTACGACCCGTAGAAAGCTGTCCTTGCTATGCCTCCCGGTGGGGCCGGCGGGGCCGGCAGGGGGACCCCCCCACCCCCTGCAGCGGGCAGGCGGGGCAGGCACGGCCAGCGGGGCGGCGCCGGAGCTCCCCCCACTCCCCTACGCGTAGAGGGACGGCAGGCAGGGCAGGCCGACACGCCGTCTGAGCAGGGCGTTTGAAGAAAGTTGGCCGGATCGCTTGACGGCGAGGGGGGTGGGGCGTAATGTTCATCCCAGCAAGAGAGCAGGGCACAGCAAGACCGAGGGACAGGGCGCCACTCACCGCAACGGGAGGGCTTGCCTGCCAGGGGGTTCACGACCCCCCCTCACCGCCCCGCTTGACAGACCGCAAGGCAAGGCGTAATGTTCATCCCAGCAACACAACGGGCCACGGACCGAGGGGCCAGCCGAGAGGCCACTACCCCGGATCACCCGCACCTTGAGAACTCCACACGGCACGATCGGACAGGCCCGCACAACGGGAACCGCCGACGTAGCAAGAGCCGAAACCAGGCCGACGCCGATGCCCCGAGACAGTTCGGGGCTCGCAGCGGCCCCCCGATGGGGGCAGTCGTCCGCCCTGGTAGAGCCGATGCAAGCGAGATCGCCGCACGCAGCACCACGACGGGATGAGTACATCCCGACAGAGAGACGACACAGTCTTTCGGGTGACTGGCAGGCACCGGGGTTCGAGCCCCCGGCACCCACGACGACGGACGTACCGTCGACAGAGAGGACACCATGACCCGCACGGTCACGCTGGACCAGATCGCCGACGCCATGACGGCCCAGGGGATGCGCGCCTACGTCGAGAACATCGGCGGGGGCGTGCTGGCCGTGGTCGACTACGGCGGCTTCACGGTCACGGTCAACGACGGTCAGCGCGCCGCCGAGTGCAGCCCGGAGGACCCCGCCCGGTTCGAGATCTGCCGCAACGGCTACACGGTCGCGTCCGGCGAGCTGTGGACGGGCGATGCCCGGGAGGTCGCCGCGGTCGTGGCGTCCACGTCGTGGGCGTGACCGTGGTCGCCGCGGTCTGGGTGGCCGGATGGCTGCTCATCGCATGGCGAACGGGCACCACGGAGTGAGACCAAGATCAGCCGGCCAGGCAGGCATCGGGGTTCAAGTCCCCGACCGGCACGACGACGGATCTACCGTCGACAGAGAGGACACCATGACCACCGCCCCCACCTCCTTCACCTACGCCCACCGCGGCGCCGGACCCCGCCGAGTCGTGCGGGTGGCCAGCGAGCAGGGCCGTTCCACCTACATCGGCGTCCCGGGCTACGTCGCCCGGGTCGTCGCCGGTCTGGCCGTCGCCGCGGTGCTCATCGCGCTCGGTCTGGTGGGGCGCGCCGACATCGCGGCGCAGTGCTTCGACGCCATGCACACAGACGTCGTCTCGGTCGAGCACGGCGACACGGTCGCGACGTGCGTCGAGGAGTTCGGCCCGCGCGGCTACTGAGATCAAGATCAGCCGGCCTGGCAGGCATCGGGGTTCGAGTCCCCGACCGGCACGACGACGGACGTACCGTCGACAGAGAGGGAGTCAT